CTATCAGGCTTTCAGGCTAATAGCCTGATAGCCTGATAGCCTGATAGCTACGGATAGGTACAGATAGCCTGATAGAATCCTGATAGCCTGATAGCTACAGATAGGTACGGATAGCCTGATAGGTACAGATAGGTACAGATAGACTGATAGCCTGTTAGTAGCTCTATTAGGTAAGGATATGATAGATACTATTAGTATATACTATTAGTATATATTAGATACTAATAGGCTGATAGGCTATTACCTTGTAGCTGATCTGATAGACTTCCAGGCTAAAAGTAGATTAGTTAAAAATAAGTGTTGCATATAGTCTCAGGGTAGGGTATACCTGTGTCTGATAGTTGAGTACATGTTTACCTTATGAGCTGCTTAGCTCACCTGATTGGTAAAGTTTAGCTGACGCTAGTTCTTTAGTTAGCTTTGATAACTCCGATCAGATCTAGCCTTGACATTAGGTGTTTCAGTAGTTAAGGTTCTTTTTATAGCTTCTAGTTAATAACTAGACTCCTAGCGGTTCAGGGTGACTATCTCTGATAGAATCCAGCTAGATAATAACTTTAGCAGAGCTGCTAGTTTGCTTTTGTGGCTTTGCTATTAGGAGTCACGCTGACGCTTTGACTTGTTCTAACAGTACAAGTATCTCTGACGGGATACTCCTAACAGCAAGTCTACAAAGCATAGCGTGCAAGTTAATATTAATCATTCAGCTAACAGGTGCTAAAATGGCTAACATGACTCAAGTAATCAAAGTAAATGGATCTAACTGTACCCTTTCAAGGTTCAACAGTGCTAACAGATCATTAAGTATCGTTTCCCCTTCTTTCGGTCCTGGTATCATCTACCTGGACAAAGGAACAACTAAAAGAGGTATGTTGAATTATCGTGATTATGATGGAAAGTATAGAGCTGTTGAGGTGCAATTATAAGTGCGCTAGCACTTTTGAGCGTAGCGACAGTGAGCGAATTGTTTATCTGCTAGAGTCTACTAGTCCGCCTAGTAGACTTTATGAAGCTAAACAAGTGAATAAGTTGTTTAACAATTAGATTCAATTGGCTTGTCCAATTGTTGAGGAGCGAAGCGACGATATGAAAGAGAATAATACTCATTGTATAGATCCTAATAATAATAACAAATGGTCAAAAAGTATATATACAAAGGAACAAGCTAAAAAGCATTTCAAGAGTCTGATAGATTGCAGTGATTGCAGTGATTGCAGTAATTGCAGTAATTGCAAGTATTGTAGTAATTGCAGTGATTTTAATAGGAACCCTAACAGGTACACTGGTAATCCCATAGGAAGCCGTAATAATCAAACGACTACATATTGGTTACCTGACAATATCCAGGTAGTGTGCGGATATTTTAAAGGGAATCTCTCAGCCTTTAAAGAAGCTGTCGCTTCCAAACATAAAGGCAATCAGCACGAACAAGAGTACCTACAGTACATAAAGATTGTAGAAACCATTATATCTATGGAGGTATAAGTTATGCGAAAGACAATAACCCTATACGACTTCCGTAATGACTTTCAGGCAATTAGACCTGGACAGTTCAGCTATAAAGGTCTCGCAGCTCTCTTTGAATACTTCGAAGATCTTGAGTCGCAAACAGGCGAACAGATGGAGCTAGATGTTATAGCTATCTGTTGTGAGTATACAGAATATGAGGACCTTGAATCATTCTGGCAGGACTATGATAAAGATGAGTATGCCAGTATTGAAGATATCCAGGAAGCTACTACTGTAATTATGGTAGATGAGAAAAGGTTTATTATACAGCAATTCTAATCGCCTAACGGCTCAACAATTGCACAGCAATTGAGTTAATAGCTTCTACAAGAGGTGTAAAGATCCTGTTTATACCTCTGATAGAATCCATTAGTTCAATTAACAACCAATCACTCAAAGAGGTGCTATATGCCATATCTCGGCACAAGAGACTTAGAGAGGCGAAGAGAAGAGTTGCAAGACGAGTTAGATAGCTTAAAAGAATCTCTTGCAGAAGCTACAGAAGCATACGAAGAAGCTGCAAGTGAATACAGGGAAGCTAGTACAGATGAAGAAATAGAAGAAGCTCAAAACTTCATGGATCAAAAGGGAGATGACAGAGATGATGCTGCTACTGATCTTCACGAATGGCAAGAAGAGAATCAAGAAGAGTTAGACGAATTGACTTCTTTGTCAGAAGAAATTAGCGAATGGCAAGACGGTGCAACTCTTATACCTGAAGATGAATTTACAGAATACTGTCAGGAGCTGTTAGAAGATACTGGAGACTTACCGAAAGATATACCTCATTATATCGTGATCGATTGGGAAGCTACAGCCAATAACCTGAGGGTTGATTACACTGAAGTAGAGTACCAGGGGACAACTTACCTCGTAAAAGATTAGCACCTAACAGTCCAACCAGCACCTACCAGCCCCCGATAGTGTCTCTTGTATACTATTGGGGTTTTTCTTTGTAAATTAGAGACTTAATATGATTCTACTAACTAAGATATGATAACAGCACTAGAAGTTTTAACAGAGCTGCACAAAACTTGTTGTTTTCAAACAAGAGAAGGAAAGAAAGTAGGCAAGGCATCTAACTCCGAATTAAGAAGATGGATAAAAAATGGTGCTGTTATTGTGAATGGGAAAAAAGCTATCTTTGGTGATCCAATACAGTACCCGATAACTTCTTTTTTATTGTTTCCGAATAAACCCATAACTCTTTTTTAAAAAGGAAAGAACATGCAAGTAATCACCATTAAGAAATCTGACAGAGCTAAAAGAGCAAATGAGAGAAGACAAAAGGATCTTTGCTTGTCGTTAGTAGAGTCTCGGATAGCTGAAAGGAATAAAAAAGCATCTTTCAGGAAAGAGTTTTACAGGGTAGGTTGTATCAACTACAGTCTTGCTTAATCGGTTCAAAGAACAATTACAAATTGTAAAGTTGTTTTTCAACTTTTTGAGCATACAAAGTATGCGAATGGGGTTTTACAAATGAGTGAAAGCAAAAGTAGTCCTTCCGGTGGTGCTAGTTTCTGTAGTCTTCTTACTGTCTTATTTATAGGATTAAAGCTAACAGGGTACATTACGTGGTCTTGGTGGTGGGTATTGTCTCCGTTGTGGATTTCTTTTATTATATTAATTTTAGTTATCATTGCGGTAGGTATTTTAACCAATTGGAGGTTTTAACATGCAAAAAGCAATAGTAATAGGAACCCTGATAGCCGAAAAGAAAATCCCTTCCTACAAGATCCCCTGTAAGGTTCCTTTCGGATCTATCCTTCGAAAGGCTCTTAGCTCTAAACAGATTCCAGTTAATCGTGCTGGAAGGTCATAAGACCAGGAAGCCACCTATTAGCCTCTGTAAGTAACAATCAGACTAAAAGGTTCTACCCTACGTGGTAGGTGCTGATCGTTGCTTACAGGTCAAATTAGACCCCTTCCTGGAGGTATTTTAATATGCCAATAAGTGAGCGAATAAACTTTGTAGTAATGTTGGTTGTATTTATAGGCATTCTTCTTTGTGCTACTTGCACTGAAGAGGGTGAAGAAAGTTAACTTCTATCGGAGCCTGTTAGATAACTAACAGGTTCTAATAGGTGTTAAGTTTCAAATGAAAGTGAAAAGGACTAAAAGCGAAACCTAATAGGAGGAAAAACAATGAAATTGTTTTGTAAGTGCAATCAGACAGAAAGGTGGTTTGAAGAAGGGCATCCCCTCACAGGTGCTCAGATTTTACTCTGTGAGGTGCAAAAAGATCCTATCTTTCGAGGTGATGATTGTCCCAAGTGTAAGCTGTATTATTGGTATGATCCTTGGTATGAGAACATGATGTATGACCTGAAAGAAGCTAATAGGTGCTGAAGACTAGTAGAATAGTTAATTGAAAAAAGGGGGTGTAGATGTACATTCAATTAGTAGATAAAGATAATTTCCATTCACCTGTTCTCTACATTCACGATGATGTAGATGAGTTTAAGAAGTTTATAGATAAATATGTGGAAGAGTTAAAAGAATGGACTAAGACGACTGTTTATTCTGGTATGCCACTTAGTCGTTTTGAACCAGATTGTGTGATGGTAGATTTACTCCATAAACTAGCTATTTACTATGATGAATCGTCTATGTTCAGAGAAAAAGGAAGAATCCTTGGTACTCTGAGAATTATGAATGAATCAGATGTTAGTGGTGAGGATATTATAAGAATTAGGCTGAATTAAAGGGGATGAGAATATGCGAATGTGGATGGTAGACCCTAAATTGCTTTGTAAGAAGCATCTTCAAGGGGAACACTTTGAGATTCACCTTCACCTTCACCTTCATAACTTTCAAAAGCACCATTCAGTCACTGGCAGAGTATCACCTGTAGTGCTAATAGAACCTGCCTCTATGAAGTCCAGGCATGATCTATTAGCACAGGAGATGCTTGCCAGAGGTGGAAAGCATAATAGTCCTTACGAACAACCTGATATCAGCTATTTGCCTGATTGGCAACAAGAGGTGAAAGCTGATATTAGCTACAATTTAAAAGACCTAACAATGAGGTGTGAAGAGTGTGCAAAGAGAATAAATACGAGCGAAAGAAGCCAATCTTAAAGAAGATGATAGGGCAACACAAGTAGAGTATCCAGAGAACTTTTACACCTATGAGGAGGAATAACGCTTAGAATGACCTGTAAGCTCATTTCACAGTGCAACCATCCTACCCTACCAGCCCCTACATGATCGTTTAATGTAGGGGCAAATAGACCCCTTCTAGGTCATATTGCGTAGTAGGGTCTGGTAGGTGCTACCAGCCCCCCTAGAAAAACCCCGAGTTCGGGCATGTCTCTAAAACAAGTTACAAAAACTCTCTATTAGATATACTATTAGTATATACTAATAGGTGCTAATAGCCTATCAGGTGTCTATCAGCCTGATAGGTTATCTAACGATAACTATATTTACCTTATACTATCAGGTGCTAATAGCCTGATAGACTTCTGCTAGGGCTAATAGCCTTCTCATAGTCATATAGAATTTGTATTTAACTATATGTATTTATCTATGAGAGTCTATTAGCCCTTTTTGTTTTTCTATAAGTCTAATTGTCCCTGTAATAGCTTTTAGGCTAACTGAATCTAATCACTTCTGTTAGCTCCTTTTAGGTGATAATTGATTCATATAAGCAGTATAAGACCTTGGTGGGTCTTAACTGCTATATAAGGATATAGTTTGTTCTACTAGTTATTTTACACCTAACTGGTGCTGTTTGTATCCTATTAGTATATATAGTCCAATTAGCATCTGATAGGCTAATAGAATACTCTATTATTCTATCAGATTCTACTTGCCCGCACCTTTCCTTGAAAGGGGCAAGGCTCCCGCCGATTGAGGGGAATCAAATAAATGAAACAATATCCTTATAGATCTTATAGGAGATAACATAAGATGAGACATTTAGCAAGAGATGCTGGTAATCACCCTGATGAGGTTTACATGGCTAACTATGATCTATCTAGGGGTGAAGATCCTTGTGCTCTTTGTAATATTAGTCATAACTGTTTTGGTTATTCTGGATTCTATTGTGCTTTAAATGATCCCGATGAAATCACAGACGATCAGACCAGAGTCTATAAGCTCCTCAAGAGGAAAGAATTATGATGCTAATAGAGTTCGAAGGGGATCTTTATATAAAGAAATATCAGACAGGTAGGAACTGTGATGGGTGTTGCTTTAGATCTACAAGATGTGCACATCATTCTTGTTGCCTTGAGTTCGAAGAAGGACAACCTATTAGTCTTATCTTCTTGAAGCTTAGGAGAGATAATACAATTGTCAGGTATACAAAGATAATAATAAAACATATCCTTATAGGGTCTAACAACCAGTGGAGGAAATACTAATGAGACAACTAGAATACTGTAAGCCACTAAAGATTGTTCTGATCGGGGGTAGAACCAGAACAAAAGGGACTATGTTATGGTTGTGTTATCTATGAGAAACAAGTTGGTAATTTCTATCGTTGTTTCGAAGAAGACGGTTGTTCCGTAGAAGGTGGTCTGCAAGTTAATTTCAAACCATTAAAAAGAAAGGAGCTATAATAGTGCTAATAGACCTAATATTATCTGTAGTGTTATTAACTTTCACTTTGTACTTGATTACTACTAGGTGCAAAGATGGTTCTAATGTTCCTGGTAGTTTCTGGATATAAATACTGTCGGAACAAGTACTATAAGGGTGGTTCTATATGAAAGTTACATTGGAAAACAAAGAACATAATACGAAAGCTGAACTCCAACTAAGAGAAGATATTATCCAGCCAGGGGTCTATAAGGACTTAAAGAAGCACTTGTGTAAATGTGGTGGTAAGTGTGGCTGTCAGGAGCTAGGACATACACACTCCTCACATCATATTTGCACTTGTCGGGATACTCAAGGGGAAACATATGGACTTGTCAGGTAAGAAGATACTGATAAGGAATGAAAAAGAGGGTAAGAAAGTACAGTACCTCTTGTTTCTGTTTGGGTACTGTTGGTGGTCTATGAGATCTGATAGGAGGTGGCAGTACAATGATATTGAATATATACGAGCATATATTTATCTGGGACCAATGATGAAAAGCTGTTGAGGTACTGTAGATCTGATGACAGGATTGCAGACAGATTAGATGAAGTAACTATTGACCAACTAATAAAACACAAGGAGTTATAAATAATGACTGAATGGTTCGGGATCGATACTGCTTTGGTTTTGTTAAACAGAGCAGAGAAGACAGGAGAGGGTGTAACTACCTTTAAGGGGTATGGCAGAAACCCTAGAGTATTTGCAGCTAAGGTTGTTAGAACACCAACAGAAATGAAAGTGTTCATAGATAATAAATTCAAGAAGAGTTGTACTATTGAGAGTCAGGTAATTGATTTGCTTGTCGAAGAGGCTGAGAAATTTTAACTATTAGTTTCAAATGAAACTAAAAGTATCTAAAAGTGAAAGTTTAAGCGGAGCGAAACGATGAAAATAAGAATACTCAGATATGGTGCAAGTGATTCTCTCAACAGGCTGGTAGATATCCTCAAAGAAGATGGTCATAATGTAAAGAAGCTCCTATTAGGTGAAGATAGCACCTATCGTGGTCATAATTCACATCTTGTTATAAATTGGGGTAGTTCTGACAGGGCTAAAGTGATCAGGGGGGTTCCTATGCTCAATGATCCTGCCGCTGTTAAGATAGTATCAGATAAACTTAAGACCTTCCAGACCCTCACAGACTCTGGCTTTGCTGGTAGGATACCTGATTGGACTGTGAGCAAGGAAGAAGCTAAAAGATGGATCACTCAGGAATATTGTAGCGTATATTGCCGCACTATTCTTAGAGGCTCACAGGGTCGTGGTATTGTGGTTGCTTCGACGATAGGAGACCTTGTAGATGCTCCTCTGTATGTGAAAGGTGTCCCTGTAGATAGAGAGGTCAGAGTACATGTATTCAAAGAAGAGGTAATAGACTTCTCTCAGAAGAAAAAGATCAATAAAGAGAGAAGAGAAACTGAAGGTATCGTTGTTAATGAGGATATTAGAAATCTCTCTGGTGGGTGGGTATTTGCCAGACAGGGGGTAACAGTTCCTGACAGTGCCAAAGAGTTAGCTGTTAGTGCTGTCAGGGCTGTTGGTCTTGACTTTGGTGCTGTAGATATAGTTTTGCACAATAATGTACCTAAAGTGCTGGAGATTAATTCAGCCCCTGGTATGGAGGGTACTACCCTGGAGAGTTACTTTAATGCCATCAGACGATACATTCAGAACCTTTAGTTTTGAAAGGTGGTCTGCTGAGTATGAGAGATACGTTGCAGAAGAGGTGAGGATAAGACAAAGAGATTTTGAAGATAGATGTAGAAGAGAATATCTAGAAGGAACTCGTGCCCTTCAAGAACCAATTCCGCAATTCAATTCAATATTCCAACAGCACGATAGAAACCAATCAGCACCTCGTTACACCTACCAACCAAACCAACCACAGGAGAATAATATATCCATGAGTCCTCGCACTACTACGTCCAGCCCCACTGTTCATTGCCTTATTTGTAGTTCTGTTATTACTGACGAATACCTGAAGTACCAATATTACCAAGAAGAATATCCCGATATTCTGATAGGACCGTATTGTCCTACTTGCTTTCAAAATATCAGGGTCTGTTCGGGCTGTCAGAAACCTTTCACTAAAGATCATGGAATCAAGTATTACAAAAAAGGATTGTGGTACTGTGACGACTGTGCTTCTGACCTTACTACTTGCACTGTTTGTAATTCTATAGTGCATACAGTGGTTGATATTGATGGGGAAAAAGTGTGCCCTAGTTGTGTATCAAGCAAGTACTTTCATTGCAACTATTGTAATAAGTATCACAAGGCTGATCAGAATGTGTACAGAGACGATGGTCGCCCTACAAGGGTTGGTGAGTCTTCTGACTCCGAACTGAACAAAGCTAAGTGGCCAACAGTATACTCAAAGTACAATGGACAACTGTGTGCTGAAGGATTCCGATCAGTTACAGCTACTATCAAACCCAAAGAGATAGTCAGATGTAAGAACTGTCAGACCCTGAAAGCAACTGATGACATGCAGACAGAAGAGTATTGCAAAGAGTGCTATTCTACTTTTAAGAAGTGCTCTATTTGCAGCAAAAAGCACCCTACAGTGCGTACCACCAAGATAGATGGTAAGACTACCAGCCTCTGTAAGAACTGTTTGTCTAGAGTCTCTACGTGCGATTATTGCGGAAAGCACACTAATAAGGTGCATACTATTAAAGGTGGTGTTAGCACCTATAGGATCTGTTCTGTATGTCATGATTCCTATCCTAACATCAACGAGTGTCCTATTTGCCTGTCACTTCAAGCAGGTATGGTAGGTGAGAATTGCATAATGTGCAGTCAGACCTACATCAACAACAAGTGTCATTGTGGTTCTGTACAGGATTTCAATGGCGATTGTAGGGCTTGTGGGGGCAGACAGGATACTGTCTACAATTACTCAACTAAACCTAGACTCTTCTTTAATTATCTGAAAGGGGAAAGAGGAGAGTTGTTCTTTGGTATTGAAAATGAAATGACCTTTTCAAATGAAGATACGATGAGGAAATCTTTAAAATCATTGTACAAGATGTTTGATCCTACAGTACTTCTCGCCAAGGGTGATGGGTCTATTAGTGGTCCTGGATATGAAGTAGTTACACAACCAATGACTCTTAGCTTCTTTAATAAACTTAATGTAGCTGGTTGGTTTGGGTCTGCTGTTAGATCCTCTTCTTGCGGCATGCATGTGCATATGCAGAGAAAGTCTTTTATCTCTGAGGTGCATCTGTATAAGTTTATTAACTTTATTCACGATAACGAGAAGTTCTGTGACAAGATCGCTGGTAGAAGCTACACCAATTACAATACCAAACTGGAGAATAAGCCTAGTAGGGCTGTTAAAAAGGGGTCTTCTTCTAGATACTGTAGAGTCAACACCAGTGGTGAGCACACCATAGAGATTCGTATGTTTGCTGGTTGTATCTCAGAGTTTGAGTTGAGATATCGAGTAGAGTTTCTTCATGCTTTGTGGATGTTCTGCAAAAGTGTTTCGATTAGTCAGTCGGTTTCCTTGGAAACCTTTAAGAAGTACGCACAGAATAACGAGAAGGTATACTATAACCTCAGTAAGTTCCTGCTTGGTGTATGATTGTTAAACTGGTTAGGCACGATGGGTTAAACACCTCTGAGAGAAATCTAAAAACATACTCCAGATCTCTGATTATGTTTGAAGAGATAGATGAGAATGGTAGTGGTCTTGTCTATATAGATCCTACAGAGGTGTGTGCCAATCGTGGAACTATGATTAACGGCACTTGGGTCAATAAGAAGATGATCCTTTTAAAACGTAAGGAGATATAAGCACTATGTGTATTGCAATATATAGACCAGCAGGGAAGAATATCTCGGAAGAGGTGCTGAAAGAGTGCTTCGATAGTAATAAAGATGGTTGTGGGTTTGCTTACATAAACACAGACATTTTTGGAATTAGAAGACTGAAGATCTATAAGAGCATGAAGTTTGAACCTTTCTACCACCAGTACAGAAGGGCAGTTAGGTTTAATCCAGAATCCCCATTCATTATTCATTTCCGAATAGCCACTCATGGCACTGTGGATAAGTTCAACTGTCATCCTTTCTTCATTAATAAAGACACTGTGTTTATTCATAATGGTATCATCTCAGGTGTTACAAAAGACGATAAGAAGTCTGACACTCAGATGTTTAATGAGGAGTTCTTACAGCACATAGATACGGAACTATTAGTGCAAGAAGGACCAGTTAAGAAGCTGATAGAGAAGTTCGTAATAGGCTCTAAGTTGGTTGTTCTGAATGTGGAGGGCGATGTTCAGATTTATAACGAATCTTCTGGTAATTGGAACGATGGTGTGTGGTACTCTAACCACTCTTGGGAACCAAGAACAAGTGCGGTAACCACCTACCATGGAAGTGCAAGGAGACAACTGACAGAACTCTCTTATCAGAAGTGTGATGATTGCGGAACCTACCATGCTATTAATACTATGAGGTGCTATAGGAAGGGAATTAGTATTGAACTTTTTTGTAAAGATTGCTCTAAAAAGGTACTAGAGAAGTACAAGATGAACGAGGTGAGTATCTTACAGTTCATAGATTACAACAATGAATTGGTTATGTTTCAATGATCAATATGGTTCTCGTAGAAAGCTCTAAAGATGATTATGACGATCCCCTGAGAACCTTAGCTCTTGTAGAGATGGAAGAAAGATTTATATCTGGTGATGCTTATTTTTACAACAAGATCTGTTGGTCAACAGAGGGCGGGCATTGGGGTACTGAGTGGAAGGAGAGAATGAAAGTACTGAAGAGGAAGGAATAACTATGCGAATGATGTTACCAACAAAATATGATGAGCAGTACAATCGTATGCTCACCTTAGTGGAGGACTTTAAAGACCCTGACAGGGTAAATTCTTACAGGTTTACAATGCCTTTTTGTGGTCATTGGTCCGATTACTTTGTAGAGGAACAAAGTATAATTCTTCGGAGAAAAGAGAGAGGCAATGAAGAATCGTGCTTGTCCTGAGTGCCGCAAGATCAATCATGACAAGACAGGAGATCATCTTTTCTTAATGTCTGATGGTCTCACATGGGCTTGCCTTAAACCATACCATAAGCCCTACTATGAGCGTGATGGTATGGAAGTAGAAAATAACGGAACTATTCACTTAACTGTTGCAGAAATTAAAAAACTCCCTATAGTAGCTAATAGGGACCGTTGTATCTCTGAGTTGGTTATGAAGAGATTCAGAGTGCGAACAGGGTTCTCAGAGGAGACAGGAGCAGCTAACAAACTCTATTACCCTGAGACTCACAATGGAGAGCTGATGGGCTACAAGGTGAGAAGACTACCGAAAGCATTCTCGGTAATGTCAGACCCTAACTTTGCTGGTAAGGTTCCTGACTTCTTTGGACAGCATTGCTCTCCTAGGGCTGGCAAGACTATTGTCATCTGTGCAGGAGAAGAGGATACTCTTGCAGCCTATCAGATGCTTTACAACTACAAGCCTGATTGGGATTGGGCTGTTGTTGGGTTACCAAGAGGTGAGGAGAGTTCTGTTAATGTTGTGGCTGAACATCTTGGTTTCCTGTCAGGGTTCAAGGAAGTTATTGTAGCCACTGATATGGATGTGTCTGGCAGGAAAGCCCTAGCAAAGATAGTACCAGTGATAGGGGATACTGCCAGAACTATAGACATCTCCGAGAAAGATATCTCTGATATGTTAGTCAAGGGAAAGCACAAAGAATTTATTAATGCTTTCTTTAGCTGCAAGGAGTACAGACCCTCTAGTATCGTTCAGGTTTCTGACGTACTAGAAGCTGCTATTAGCCCCGTAACGTGGGGATTAGACTATCCTTTCCCATCATTAACTAGACTCACATATGGGCTAAAGGAGAATGGCGAGATCATTGGTCTTGGTGCCTCTCCTGGTGCAGGAAAGACCCTGTTCCTTCAGCATATACAGAAGCACCTAATCTTTAATCACAAACAACAAGTGGCTATCTTCGATATAGAAGAGGGACCAGTAATAGGCTTAAAGAAGCTAATAGGCTCAGAGATGAGACTCCCTATCCACCTACCAGACTGCCAGTATGACGTAGAGAAAGCAAGGGAGATTGGTAAAGCATTTGAAGGGTTGGCTCATTTTTATGGTGGTGACTCTGAGAATTGGGCAGAAGTAGAAGACTCTATCAGATACTTTGCCAGTAAGGGCATAAGATTCTTCTTTATTGACCCACTATCAGCCCTAGTAGAACACTTAGATGCGTCTTCAGCCAACACAGAGCTTGGTAAGATTATGAGAGCTATGAGAAAATTTAGGAAGCATCAGGGGCTAACCTTTTTCCATGCTAATCACTTGAATAACCCCAATAGCGGAAAGGATCATGGAGAGGGAGGTGCTGTTAGGGGTGGTCAGTTCTCTGGTAGTAGAGCGCAATGGAAATACTCTACCCTTCTAATGGGGCTAGAAGGGAATCAATTAGCAGAGACAGAAGAGGAGAAACACAAGAGAAGATTAGTGGTCTTGAAGGATAGACTTGGTGGTAATACAGGTTATGTTGACTTGAAGTATAATCCAAAGACAGGGGTACTAGAAGAGGATGTCTTCAGAGAAATCTTATAGAATACTTATAGATGGTTTGAAGAGAAGTGAGTGTGACTTCCCAGAGTTGAACAGATCACTAGTTGTTCTGTACGGAGGTGAGCAGCCAATAGATAATGATATACTCCTTAAGAAGAAAACAAAAATAGCGGAGCCATTTTATGAGAATGTTCCTAAGGGGTGATAGCTTCAAAGAATCTTCTTATCCCGATTGCTGTGGTTGTATTGTGATAACAACCGAGCAATTAAGGATTATTGTAGATTCTTATCCACAATACAGAGGAAGAGGGAGTATAAATATAGAGTATCCAGGCTTTAAAGAACTAAAAAGGAAAGAATGAAACTAGTCTTCGACACAGAGGCTAATGGTCTTCTCTTTGATGCTGATACTATTTGGTGTGTAGCGTGTAAAGACAGGCTAACAGGTGCTGTCAGTCAGTTCACACCTGACAGTATCTCAGAGGCTATTGAGTTTCTTATGTCAGCTAAGATGCTGATAGGGCATAACATCTCTCAGTATGATATCCCCCTGATAGAAAAACTATCAGGGGTAAATCTCTTCGATCATTGCACTATTAGGGATACTTACTGTATGTCTAAGATGTTCTATCCTGAGAGGCTATCACACTCCTTAGAGTCTTATGGTGAGCAATTTCAAAGAGCAAAGCCAGTGCATGAAGATTGGTCTCGTTTCACTTCGGAAATGCTACACAGATGTACAGAGGATGTTGAGATAAACGATCTGACATATGCTTGGTTAGTCCAGGAGAACTGTCAGGATTGGGATTGGATACTGTCATTAGAACTGGAGCAGGAGTTTGCATATAATCAGGGGCTACAAGAACTAGCGGGTGTGGATATAGATCTTGATGTCTGCTATAAGATCGTGAGAGATATAGACAAAGAGGTAGATGAGATAGATGCTACTATCAGACCCTTGTTGCCTAAAAGGGTAAAGAAGAAAGGAGAGACTGTGAAGAAACCTTTTAAGATAAACGGAGAGTACACTAAGGCTGTACTGGAATGGTTCTCTATTTAACTAATACTTATAGCTTTAGTGATGAGGATTGGGACGAAGATGAACAGGAGTACGATTACTTAAGATCTGTAATGAAAGAAGACGGTAATACGAGTTCTTTTATTCAGGTGCTTAAATTAGGAGGAGGAAGAAACTCTTTTCACTTTTACCCAAGAGAGTTGATAAAACTAGAGAGGAAAAAGTTGTGAAAGATTTAGTCATCTTAGGTAAGCTATACAATGGAAATACACTTAGTATACAGCAAGGAGATTTTAGAAGGATCTTTTACCAACACAATCCTTCTGATAATTGGATAGAACCTGTTGGTGGTGGTATCTCTTGGTCGATACCACTAAGCATGGTCATTAGGCTAAAACGAAAGGAGACTATATGTGCATGATGTAACTACAGTAGCTGGCCCTTTTAGCCGAATAGAATACTTAGATATAGACCTGAACTCTACCACTCAGGTTAAGGACTATCTACTGTCTGTTGGGTGGCAACCCACAGAGTGGAATAAGAGTAAGACAGACGGCAGAATAACCTCTCCGAAACTAACAGAGGATTCTTTTGATTCTATTGAGGGTGACTTAGGGAAGCTGATAGCACGAAGAGGTATCTTACGGCACAGAAGGAACTCCGTACAGAATTATGAAGATCCTGATAACAAAGGGATCATAGCACAGGTAAGATCTGATGGGAGAATGGAAGCTGGTGGTATAACCTGTGGGACACCAACTGGTAGAACAACTCACAGGGGTATTGTGAATATCCCTAAAGCTAAACCCAAGATAGTGTATGGTAAGGAGATGAGATCTATCTTCTGTGTGAGAGAACCTTACATCATGCTAGGTGCTGACTTAAAGCAGATAGAAACTGCTGTCTCTGCACACTATGCATCTCTATTTGATGGTGGGAAGTTCATCAAGATCCTTGAGGAATATGGCAGCATACATGATTATAATGCTACTCTGATAGATCGAGATAGAGATATTGCTAAGTCTTTTCTTTACGCAATTATGTACGGAGCCAGAGCACCTAAGTTATCTAGTATTCTGAATTGTTCTATAAAGAAAGCTGAGAAATATATAGCTACTTTTTGGAATGGTAATCCAGGTCTGAGAGATCTTGTTGACTACTTGGTAAAGTACTTCAAGAAGTATGGATTTATAAAGGGGCTAGATGGTAGGAAGATCTTTATCAGAGCTGAATACAAGTTACTCAATAGCCTTATTCAAACAGCAGCAGGTATTCTTTTTAAGAAGTGGGGATGTATATGCAACAAAGATCTTAGGAGAGAGAATATCCAATGTTATCAGATACTTGCTATGCATGATGAATATGACTACAGGTGTCACAAAGACCATGAGGAGGATGCTAAAATGACTATAACAGATTCAGCTTTAAGAGCTGGAGAATACTTTAAACTAAATGTACCTATACTTGTAGATGTAAAATCCGGTGCTAATTGGTCCGAGGTGCATTGAAGTGGATCTATACCTATTAGACAATAAGATACCTCTAGGAAGTGAGGGTTCTTTCGAAGAAGGTCATCACGAAAGTCCTGGGTGGTCTTCACAAATGTCCCTTCAGAATAGGGGATTAAGTTTGATTCTCCCTTTCAATAGGGGGTATGGATATATACACCCTCGTAGTGGTTGTGGTGTGGGTTGGAACTACAGAGACACTTGGGTGAAGAAACTAAAGAGGTTAGAGAGATGATAGATCTTTTCTTAGTGAAGGAGCTTAGCCAAGGCACACCAGACCCACGTGGTATTGGTGTAGATACTGCGATGGAAAGAGATAGTAGGTCTGTGATGATATTTAAGCATGATTATGGATATTATGTAAGGTTAAATTATACAGATCGTCATGACGATTGGTGTTATGATTATAATTGGGTTATCAAATTGAAAAGGAAAGAATGCAGTCAGATCTGAAAGACCTAGTAGAAAACCATTACCAAGTAGTTGAGATAATAACAGACAAACTTCTAAAGAATCCAGGATACAAAGAGTACAGAAGGTTCAGAGAGGATCTGATAGGTGTTGGTAGTATAGCTCTTGTAAGATGTGCTGAAAGGTTTGACCCTAATAGGGGTGTTAAGTTTGTAACCTATTGCTCTCGGATAATCAAAGGAGCTATCAGGAACTACATAGAAAACAAACTGTACAATCAGCGTCATATAGAGTGTGATATAGACTCTATAGACCTTGATAGGTACACAACAGAAGAACAAGATGATCAGGATGAGGAGGAAGAATATGTTGAGGGTCTTGTAGATATGTTCGCACCAAAGACACAGATACAAAAAGAAGCATACTATAGATTGATACTTGGTTGCGAGTCTATTGGTGAGGTTGCAAAAGATCTAGGTGTATCTATTGGCACTATGAGGCAGATTAAAGGCAGGTTAGTTAAGAAATTACGTAGTTTGAAAGATACAGTTAAACGAGAAGATCTTATTATAAAGGAGAAACATAATGCCTAAATGTAAAGGCAAAGCAATGTGGGCATTTCTTACCAAGACTGATGATAAGTATCAGTCTTGCTGGAGAATCACTGTCTGTATGGATAGTACAGAGGCTGCAAAGCTGATTGAGTTGGGCTTGAAGAAACAAGTTAAACGAATTGACCCTCTTACTAATCCTGAGGAAGCAGAACTCGGAGAGTACAAGATGAAGTTTGTACGCTATTTGGATAAGAGGGGAGCTGCTGTTGGTAAAAACCCTGCACCCGCTCTTATAGATGCTGATAATGAACCATTCACTGATATTGTTGGTAATGGTTCTGATGTGGTTGTTAAGTTCAGGCCTTACACTTGGGCGAATAAGAAGTTTGGTACTGGTGTTGGTGCCGATCTTGAAGGTGTAAAGGTTATTAACTTAAAACCCTATGAGCCTAAAGTAGCAGATGATCAAGAAGAGGAAGAAGTAGCAACGGTAGGTGCTAATACTGACGACGATAAGTGGTAATCTAAAGGAGAGTAAATGAGCGAAGAGAAATTTAAAGAAATGGCCACTGCTGCTAAAGTAGCGATTGAAGATTTCAACGATTTTTCCGATGACCGAGCTATCTCGTGGGCATACGACGAGATATGTAGACTACAAGCAGTGATAAGAGAAATCGCTACCACAAAGATAGCGTATTGCGATGGCTATCTTGTCGCCTACCAATTCAAGAAAATGGCCCAAGAACTACTAGAGGAGCATAAAAATGAAAACGAATGAGCAATTACAAGAAGAGTTTCAAAAACTAGCACAGTGGATGCTTAAAAACTACCACCCCCACACCCACGTTTATGTTGACAATGGACACGCTGAAATTTCTGAGGGACTGTGTGTCATAAATTCAACCAGAACGAGGTGCAAGGAATGTGTTTCGTGGGGAAACACCTGCGGGCCAGATAACTACCCTGCGTACATCAACGAACCTGATCATTGTGAATATTTTGAATTACCTTTAACCCATCTGAAGGGTGAGAGAAGATAATAGTAGATTATAACAGACCCTGATAGAAACTATCAGGGTCAAAGTATCAACTCCTACAAAGAGGTATAATTAATTGTCAAATCATGAAGGAAAATGGAGTGGTACTTTTCAGTGGTGGGATGTTTATCCTCCTGGTGAAATTAAGGTACTAGATAAAGAGGATCTTGGTTATTATGAGTCAACATATACACATCAGTTCAACTACCTGAGAGAGAAGGGGTGGACTAGAGAAGGTGGTAAGTGGGTTTCTCCTTGTAAAAGTAGAAGTTTCTCTAAGGTTGTAGATGCTTATAACTATCAAAGGTATTTCATAGAGGTGCTAAAATGAAAATAGAATTTGAAATAAAACCATCACAGGATACTGATGCTGGTTTTCTGTTCCTTGGAGATACTATCACCCTATCAGTAGAGAGTGGGTTTCCTGGTGGTTCTCCTGGTGAGTTTGAGGACCACATGCTTGACTCGTTGAAAGAATGGTATGAACCTTATAAGGTGCGAATAGTTTCTATTAGATAACTAAAAAGGAGATATTATGACGACCTTATCTAATATTGATTTGGACATAGCTGTCTACATGATAGGATCTGTGTGCGATAATAAACACTGGGTCTATAAGGGTCAGAAGTACGATAGTAAAGTACAACTCAACAAAGAACTCAAGAGAGATGGTGTAGACGATAGTTGTATAGTGTGCAAGAAGGAGCCAGAAGAGTGGGATAAGGTCAGAGAGACTGCTATTACTTTCTATGAGAACCTTATAGCCTATCTTGATTGTGATGCACAAGGACACATATCTGGTAGGGGTAACTTCAGATATGAGATAGCAACCATTCAGCCCTATAAGGGGAATAGAGATGGTGTAGAGAAGCCTTTCCACTACGATGCACTTAGGCAATTCTATGTGGATGCTTATGGAGCTAAGTTTTCTGTAGGGATGGAAGCCGATGATGCTATAGGTCTTGCCCATGACCCTGAGAAAGATATTATTGCAACTACCGATAAGGATCTTGATTGCATCCCTGGTATTCATTTCAATTGGGATAAGGCTAGTTGTTATTATATTTCTGAGGTAGATGCTAATAGACACTTCTTCAAACAGGTGCTGATAGGAGACACTACAGATAATATCTTGGGTCTGTTTGGTGTTGGGAAGGACTCACAGCTAGTAAAGAATATCTATAAGATGTCTGATGTGAATGACATGAGGGAGTTAGTAATAGGTGAGTATAGAAAGAGATTCGGATCTCATTGGGAATTGTTTTACAATGAGACTGCTGATTTGGTGTGGATCTTACAGAAGCGAGAGTGTCCAAAGTAATGAAGTGTAACAATTGTAGTGCATCTTTCGATGAAGAGAAACTATTAGGTATACTGATGTCTAAAACTGTAAGAGGCATATCAGCCAGAGATAGTAGTCCATTTTTACTATGTGTCCTTCATGTGATGCAGAAACTATCAGGGACTGCAAGGGTGCTTGTAGTCACTTATATAAAACCTATTTGTTTCTGGTGCAAAAGAAATGATATGCTCTAACTGTAGAAGTAGGTTTCAAAAGGAAGGACTAAGAGGGCTGTTAGTCTTTAAGGGTGATGATAGATACGGTAGTATCTATACTGTCTGTCCTAATTGTAGTGAAAAAGAAGATAGTAGCTACAAGGAGGGGTGGTTTGCTTTGAACTATTTATTCTTAAAGCAGAAGAAAGACTAATGGTATGTACTAACTTTACAAGGAGTGAGATACAAGTTGGGTTATAAGAAAACAAAGATTCATCCGTATAAAAGCACACTAGAATATAAATTAGCAAAGGAGCTATCAGGATATACATACGAACCACCAGAAATAAAAGTATCCTACTCTGTCCATCATCATTATGTCCCTGACTTTGTGCATCCTGATAGCACTGATATCCTATTAGAAGCTAAAGGTTATTTTATCAAAGGACACAGTGACTGTCAGAAGTACCTCGCAGTAGTAAGAGATAATCCCGACAAGGAACTTATCTTTATCTTTTCAGATCCCAATAAGAAAGCATATCCACAGTGTAGAGTCAGAAAGGATGGTACTTTCCTGACACTAGGTGACTGGTGCAGACAGAATAACATATTGTGCTTTAAGGTGGGAGAGATGCCAGAAGATCTTATTAAAGGCGCTTGGAGGGTTGAAGATGCTAGGAAATTCAAGGAGGGGCTGTATGGGTGCTAATAGGGGAGGTAATGTTAATTGACAAAACGTTTTAACAACTGTCGGGTTTTAGTTCTTTCAGATACTCACGCTCCATATCATCACAAGGGTACTCTTGACTTTCTATCTGCTGTTAATGCAGAGTACAACCCTGATAGGGTTGTCCACGCGGGCGATTGCGGAGATATATACTCGATTTCCGAGTACCCTAAAGATTTGGAACATAGAGATACATGGAGTGATGAGATAAAAGGTCTTAGGAAGTTTGTAAAAGAACTTGGATCTTTATTTCCAAGGGTAGATCTTCTTGAGAGTAATCATGATTGCTTTGACAGAGAGACAGAAATATTAACAAGGTCGGGTTTTATTCCTTTTGAATCTCTAGAAGATGGTGTGGAGGTAGGTACACTTAATTTATCTACTAATGAAATTGAGTATCAGTTTCCAACAAAAGTTACTAGAGACTTTTATAGTGGAGATATGGTTAGGATTAACGGAGCCACTTCTATTGATCTACTAGTAACCCCAAACCACAGGTTGTATGCATCCAGGCAAACCAGAGGACACTTTAGGATGCAAACAGCAGAGGAGCTATTGAACAGCAAGTGCAATAAGCTTTTCACAAAAGATGCAGGTGTAAATAACAAACCAGAGTACGATATAGATGACGAAACTCTAAAGTTAGTTGGTTGGTATTTAACAGATGCTTCTTTCAGAGGAAATACTATTGTGTTCCTACAGAGGAAATCTAACTACAAAAAGATAACAGATCTTTTAGATTGTAAAGGGATTCCCTATAAGCTGTACGAAAAAGATTCCTCAAGGATTACACATATTTGTGGTAAGGAATTAAAGAAAGTCCCCGAAAACCAAATGGTAATTTCTATCAAGGCTAGTGAACTTAACCATCTAGTTCCTAACAGATACAAGTTACCAGATTGGTTGTACAATCTTTCTAAGAGACAAGTAGATATTCTACTTAGTGTTCTTATAGATGCTGATGGATCTACTTACACTCAAAACAGGAAGGCTCTTGTATTGTACGGGACGTATGATTTTGTTGATCAGGTTCAAAGACTTCTTCTCCACTCTGGATATAGAGCAACTATAAGATGTTATAGAGGTAAGGATTGGAAGTTAAACATCACAGAAAGAGTAGAATCTTGCTCTTATAAGTTCAAGAATCATATCAATACTCAAGAGTATACAGGACCAATCTATTGTGCAACCGTACCAAATGACACTCTTATTGTAAGGAGAAATGGAAAAATATCTATCACTGGAAACTCAAGACCGTATAGAAAGTCTGTAGTGGCTGGCATTCCAAGAGAGTTTCTAGTCAAGTACCTAGATGTGATAGGTGCTCCACCAGACTGGAAGATACACTCTTCTCTGAACATTACAGTAGATGCTGACAGATCTAATTGGACAATGGTCCATAGTTTTGGGGGGAGCAATGCTCTAAATGTAGCGAAGCACAAAGCCACTAACATAATTATGGGCCACCACCATAGTCGAAGTGGAATAGCATCCTTCAACAATGGAAAAAAAGTGGTGCACGGAATAGATACTGGTTGTCTTATCTCAGACTCTGGTTCTCCATATCGCTACAATCGTCTTGATATTGGAAGACCTATTAGATCTGTTGTGATGATCATAGAGGGTGTACCACAGATTATACCTATGAGGTAACAATGAAACCCTTTGAGAAGGCTATCATGGTTCTTATGGCAACTCTTATTATCTCTTATGTTCTGTTTTAAACTCTATTGCGTAGACGAGACAATAATAACTTCCCCTCCTATAGCTCCTAACAATCCTAATCACTCTTATAATGATAGGAGTATATGGAAAGACATACACAGGTTTTGTACTGGTCTTGTAAAGAGAGATAAGAGTGTGTTGAGATATTCAATAATCACTATCAGGGATTAACCAATGGATAAATCAGTACGAATATATCTCATATGGTCAGAAGAGAGAGACCCTATAGGTACTAACAGAGTCCGCTCATTTCCCCACATAGGTGCTCTAGAAGACTTCCTATTAGCCCTAGACAGCACCAATGTGAAGTCTGTTAAGATACTAAGTGGTATTCTTCTAGAAGAGAGGGAATGAGCAAGGGAGGCTACTGTGGACGTATCCTTACAGTGATTAATAAGAATCATAAAGAATACGTCCTAGTCCAAGCAGGAAACTATTACACAACTATTTCTGAGTGTGACTTTGAGAAGTCATTAGATATGTGGATGGAAGATACAGAAGAGAATAACATTTATCAACTATGGTGGAACAATGATCTGGTATAAAAGATTCTGGATGTGGATTAAAGCACTGTTCGGTGTGATAGATAAGATAGAACCTGTTATTGATAAGGTGCAAGAGGTTTCTAAAAGGGTGAGTAAGAAATGAGCTACACTAGAACCGAGGAGATTGTGGTTTATGAAACACTTACTTGTATAAAATGTGGTAAAAGATTTAGATTTACTAATAACGAAAGTGAATATGCTAAAAGCAAAATGAAAGAGCACACCTTACAGTGTGATTGTCTGCATGATTGGTCAGATTGGAGTACATTTAATATAGGTACATGGCCAGATTATGAACCATACTCAGTAAGGTATTGCTCGAAGTGTAATAAGAAAGAGGTAAGATAAAAGAAATGAAAGTAACTGTCGATATCTTTGGATGTGATTGGTGCCCATATAGAGAGTATATTCCAGAGTACCAAAGTGGACCTTGCTGTAACCACCCACAAGGAAGTCCAAAGATTATTGGATACGATTTAATACCAGACGATTGTCCAGAAAAGATCATGCAAGAGTTGGAAGGAGAGAAAATGATTGAGATCCTAGTGAAGGAGTACAAAAGTCTTTTAGAGTCTCAAAAGGCTCTTGATGCACTTGAAGCTGCTGGTGTAGATAATTGGGAAGGTTATGAGGACGCTGTAGCTTGGCTAGAAGAGGATGAAGAATGATAAGAATAAATTGCAGTAAGTGCAGTAAGCCCATTGAAGTAACTACTCTCTCCACAGAGGGACCATATGATCTTTACGATCAACCTAGTATTCCTTATTGGGTAAAGGTATCTCTTGATGGGACTATGATTATCTGTGGGTGCTGTAAGCACCAGAGTAGGTTTGAGTATGATCATGTGTATGATCAGCTGGAGGTTGTAAATGAAAGTTAAACTTATCCATCCAGACGCTATAGTCCCTACCAGAGCCACACCTTGGAGTGCTGGTTGGGATCTGTATGCAGTGGAAGACACTCTTATTATTCCTGGTGCATCTGAAGTTATCCTCCTTGGTATAGCAGTAGATGTTGGTAGAGATAACTTTGGGTTACTTACTCACAGATCTTCTTTTGGTTTTAAGTTGGACACCATTTCTTCCTTCGGGGTTATAGATGCTGATTATACCAATGAAGTTAAAGTAAAATTATTTAACTTAGGGGTTGATGGGGTACATATCAAGAAGGGTGATAGGGTTGCTCAGTTGCTTGTAGTCCCTGTAGATATGAGAAGCGTAGAGGTGGTAGAAGAGTTAGAGGAAACCACTAGGAAGGGGGGTCTAGGCTGGTCTGGAAAATAACTAATGGTTAATGGAAGAAAAGTAAGAACATTTTGTGCTAATAGAACCTGTGTGGTCCGCACTTGCTCTCGTAACCTGTGCCACCACACAGGACGCTATTACCGCAACACTAATTGGATACGACTGGGCCCACTAGACTGTGAGCTATATAAAGGATTGGAAAGATATGCCTCCTTATTTGAAAAGGATATCCCTGATAGTCCTGATAGTGTGGATGAGCTTGATGAACTATCAGGGCTATCAGATGCAGAAGCAGATTGACCAGCAAGGAGAAGCACTTCTACAAGTGTCTAGTGCTACAGTTAATAATATGTTTGATATTGCAAGACTGTCAGAGGAAAGGAGAAGGGGTCTATGAGCACTAAAGAACCTTGCGACCATATGATAGGGTATAAGATCATAGAAGATGAAGACTATGGGGAGGAGATCTATATCCCTGTGTATACATCTGATGATGAATTTCCGGACGAAGAATTTACCTATTGTCCACACTGTTCGGAGAAACTGTGATACATTGGTTTACTTATAGTTGGTGGAAATATCTTCTTGCTGCTAAAGCTGATGAAGGGATTAGTTGGTTTACTACTATTCATTGTAGATCTACTGGTCATAGATGTGGTCCTGTGTATTACAATCCAACAGGACTTGAGCCTGACATGACATGCAAAAAATGTGGGGATGACTTGGGGTGAGTGTAACATTATATCTTATATGCGTTTCTTGTGGCGCTGTATTTGACCTCTATCTTCCAATCGACATATGCAATCAATGTGGTGGGGAATTGTATACAGATACTTATCCACTGAAGAAAGAGAGAGTTGAGATTCAGGAGAAAGACTAATGGCCATATACATGTACGTGTGTGAACACTGTTACCTAAAATGGGAAGACATTCAACCCATAACCCTACGAGATCTCCCCACCACACTACCATGCCCTCGTTGCCAGGAGTATGAGGTGAAAAGAGTACCTGCTAGGGTGAGCTTTGTGGTGAAAGAAGGTGCTTGTGGAAATGCATCTACAGGATATAGCTCAACAGTGGGCGATGCTGAACGCTTCAAGGCTAAAAGTGAAGGGAGGAAATCAGAATACTAATGGTGATAGAAGCTAAGTGTAGTGAGTGCGGAACTAGGTATGATTCTAACAGTATAGTGTGTTGCCCTTATTGTCATAGTGTTACTATTGTTAATGAGGATACCTATAAGGAAAAGGCTTTGAACCCATTAGATATCCAAATCCAAGGAACTCATTATAAGAGTTACAAGATTCAACCTACAGAATACAATCAGCTTAATAAGATCCCTTGGTGTGAGGCTAATGTTATTAAGTATGTAACTAGGCATAGAGATAAGAATGGTCTAGAAGACTTGAAGAAAGCTAAGCACTATATAGACATACTTATAGCCCTTGAGTATAGAGATAAATAATGTTCTTTACTGAATTGTATTTCTTCTTTAAGTGTGTTGGTATCTTTATTATGATGGGGCTAGTTGGTTTCCTTCTTTATCTGAATATTAAGAACAATTGAGACCCTATCAGAACCACTTAGGGCTATCAGCTATTAGATCTAAATGTATCCTAATAGCTGATGGTCCTTCCAAAGAGATTATCCTTTCAGATCCTACCATAGTTACAGAAGAATATTCAGTGGCTGTAGTTAATCAGGTAGGGCATCGGTGGCCTCACAGAAAAGACTATTGGTTCTCCTTGCACCCTGAGTTTCTACCAGAGTGGAAGAAGAATGCAGAGAACCTATTAGGGTGTGTCTTCGTAGGTTTCAAGAATCCACATTTAGACTTATCGCCTGATATCTACAGAAACACCAACTATCGTATCTTCACTTGAGGTACATCTGCTTTATTCTCTGTAGAGAATCTAATAGCTATTGGGTACAAGGAGATCCATATGTATGGTGTGGACCTTAATGTACATCCTTACTTAAATCATAGGAAGATCTGGAAGGGGTTGTTTGAAGACTTGAAAGAACTAGATGTGAAGTTGATAAACAAAGGGGGTATATGGATATAAGTAAAGTAGAGAAAGATATAATTCAAATGGAAGATGGATACTATTATTTCTGTCCTGGGAATGGTGGTGGAATTTCTTCAAAAGAGTTGAGAGAAATAGCAGACTACCTAGACAAGAAGAATTCTGATTGGGATGATAAGTTCAAAGAGTATTGGAAAACAATAAAGTTAAACTCAACAACGAGCTTATAGAAATGATAGATCATATTAGCTACGATAAAATAAAAGAACTTCTTCCAGATGGTCAGATCTACGATTTAAGACTAGATCTTGCAGATGTTTTAAACTATCTGATAGATAAGATAAACAAAGAACTAGAAGACAAGAAGAAATGATAGAAGAAACAATAGGCTATCTGGATCTGAATGGGAAGATGTTTAAGCACAAAGAGGTAGCTATAGAGTCTAGCCTACAGTCTTTAATTATGTCTGATATTGTACCTGAAGAGTCTTTCTTTTCTATTAGTCAGGTTAGAAAGAACAAGAAGAAGATTATAGAACTGTTGGAGATGTTAGATGAAAGTTAAAGTTCTAAAAGAAGCAGGGTTCGATGAGGCTTTGTTTGGTATCTCTCTGAGTTATAAGTCAACACCAGACAAGAAGGTTGCTGACAGGCTTGCTTGGAAACAAGGTGGACACAATAAGTTCTTAGAGAGCATAATCGTATGGTTAGACGTAACAGCACCTAGATATTGGTGGCAAGAAGCAGACACTTACAGATTAACCAGCAAGCAATCAGAAGCTACTATCCATACAATACAAAGAAGAACCCTAACAGCAGATGACTTTGTAGATGGAGATATAGACTCTGTTATTCTCTCTAGGTTGAATGATATTATCTTAGAAGGTAACTTACTTAAAATCAAGAGGAATTTACCTGAAGGGTTCTTACAAAGGAGAGAGTGGAGATTAGACTACAAGACCTTACAGAATATGTGTATGCAAAGGAAGTCTCATAGGTTGCCAGAGTGGCAATTGTTTATTAGTTCCTTACAGGAACAGTTGGCACATCCTTACTATGTGGTGAGGCCAGAATGATAGGTGCTATCAGAGAGCTATGTAAGAGAATAGATCCTAATAGATCCCCTCTCTGGCCTACAGTGCGTAAGGAAGTGATAGCCCGTGATAGGTTCTGTAAGGCTTGTGGAAAGAAACATAACCTTCAAGTACACCACATAGTTCCTTTCAGGGTACTGCCAGAAAGAGAGTTAGATAAAACAAACCTAATAACCCTATGTGGAAGATGTCACCTGATGATAGGGCATCTAGATTATTGGAAAGCATACAATCTCAGTGTGGTTGAGGATGCTAATAGGGTACTGATGAGGATAAGGAGGAGAGCTGTTTGAGCGTAGAGGAACAATTATCGAACTATATTTATCTCAGCAAGTATAGCCGTTGGAGAGAGACACTAAAAAGAAGAGAGTGTTGGGAAGAAACTGTAGATAGATATATTACGTTCTTCCAGGGACATTTAGGACTCGCAGAAGTTGATGAAATCTTAGAGGAACTGCGAGGAGCTATCCTGAACAAAGAGGTAGCACCCTCAATGCGGTCTTTGATGGTAGCTGGTAAGGCTCTTGAAAGGGACCACGCAGCTTCTTACAATTGTGCAGCTATTGCTATCACACACCCACGATGCTTCGATGAGATTTTCTATTTACTTATGTGTGGTTAGTACAACAGCCTCACAATAAAAACCATGTTAATTGCTGGAAACTCCTAACGTAGAGTCGAGGACAATCAGCAGCCAAGACGGATGAAGCCGTAAGGTTCAACGACTAGATATACACAATAAAATTATAGGGGTACATTATGCACCGGCCTAGTTATAGTAGAACACCAAAAGAAATAAGGGGAGCTTTGGTTGGAACATTGCTTGGAGATTCTTTTATCTCCAAGGGGAGAACCTTCTGTTGCGAACAGAAGTCTCTCAATCTTGTTAAGCTAAAAGCTGAGTTGATATCTCATTACACTAGAAATTACCCGAAGATAACTTACAGAGAACCTAGAGATTCTTTTATAGGGGGTAAGGTTATAAGAGGAAGTGGGACATTCACTGTTCAGGGAGATCACGATACTTTTAAAAAGTGGTCGAAGATTTTTTACATGTTCGGTGAAAGGCAAATAAGAATGTCTTTGCTTCGGCAACTTTCAGATGAGGGTCTTGCCTTGTGGATCATGGATGATGGTTTTATGTATTACACAAAATCAAACTCCACCAGAAGACTAATACTCTGTACAGATGCTTATAGTGAACTTTCCCATAAACTCATGGTAAATTATTTTCAAGAGTATTATAGTGTTTCTCCAAAAATAATAAAGCATAAATCGAGAAAAGATGCTAAAGAGAAGTTGAGATTAGCTTTCAATGCAACAGACACTCAAAAAATAATAAGCATTGTGTACCCTTATGTGCTTGATGAGTATTTGTACAAAATCGATATGCATTATTCAGACAAAAGTCTTAATTCTCAAAGGTGTTCAGATGCTTATAAAGAAGCATATGAGTGTATATCACAACGCATGGCAGCTAGTACTAACTAGTTGAAGATATAGTCTAGTCCTTATAGAAATATAAGGTATCCACGTGTGGAGTAGGATTCTCAGTAGAAAGACAGTACATCGCAAAACTCCCTGTAGTTGCTGAGAATTTTTATGAAACTGATACAACTCTCAAAGTGCAAGATTCAAAGATTGGTTGGGCCAAAGCCCTTAAGGAACTTATTGCACTCCTGTATAATGGCGATATTCCTAAGTGGGATCTTTCATCTGTTAGACCTGCTGGTGCTCGACTTAAAACTTTCTCAGGCAGAGCCTCTGGGCCTCAGCCCCTCGACTCTCTTCTTGATTATGTGGTTCGCCTTTTTCGTCGCGCTGCGGGTAGAAGACTCACTTCAATAGAAGTCCATGATACACTTTGCAAGATAGCTGATACCGTCATAGTAGGTTCTGTCAGAAGAAGTGCGATGATCTCCTTGTCGAACCTTACTGACTTGCGTATGGCATCTGCTAAATCAGGTTCCTGGTGGGATAAGAACCCTGAGAGGTCTTTAGCTAACAACTCAGTTGCCTATACCGAGAAGCCTGACCTTGATAGTTTCCTCAGAGAGTTTAATAGTCTCTATCAAAGTAAGGCAGGAGAGAGGGGCATATGTAATAAAGTAGCTCTTAGAAAGAAAGCTGAGAGTTGTGGAAGAGAGTATGATGGGGATTACCTACCCAACCCCTGTTTCGAGGCTTTGCTCAGAGACTCTGGTGGTTTCTGCAACTTAAGTGAAGTTATAATAAGACCAACAGACACCCTAGAAGATCTCAAGAAGAAGGTAGAGTATGCAACTATCATAGGTACTCTACAATCCACCCTGACAGATTTTAGATATCTAAGAAAGATCTGGAAGGACAATGCAGAAGAGGAGAGACTATTGGGGGTGTCACTCACAGGGATTATGGATCATCCTGTAATGAGTGGTAAAACTGTTTGGAAGAACCTAGCAAACAAGAATACGCACTCTTATTATAATCTTTCTGAGATCCTAACAGAACTCAAGCAAGTAGCCGCAGAGACGAACAAAAAGTGGGCTGAGATCCTTGACATTCCAGTATCAAAGCAAACAACATTAATAAAACCATCAGGAACAGTAAGCCAACTCTGCAACACGTCTAGTGGTATTCATCCAAGGTTCTTCCCGTTCTATCTTCGTAGGGTAACTCAAGATCGTAAAGACCCCCTGACAGATCTCTTGATATCACAAGGAGTTCCTTATGTTCTGAGAGGAGAGAAAGCAGTGTTCTCCTTCCCAATCAAGAGCCCAGAGGGTGCTATCTGCGCTAGAGATATAGGTTCTATTAGCCAACTAGAACTCTGGAAGACATATCGCGATTATTGGTGTGATGGCAATCCAAGTCAAACCATTTACTACACTGACGATTCTTTCTTAGATGTACAATCTTGGGTCTGGAAGAATTGGGATTCTATCGGGGGTTTGTCTTTCTTCCCGCTTGATGATACAATCTATGATAAAGAAGCCCAACCTTACTTGGAGATAACTAAAGAGGAATATGAGAAGTATCTATCTGAATTTCCTGAGATTAATTGGAGTATACTTTCAGACTTCGAGAAAGAGGACACCACACAGATGCAAACAGAGTATGCCTGCTCTGGGGGGAAGTGTGAACTTTAGCTACTAGATTATAATTTTCTTCTTTACATCTCCTCGTATAAGGGTTATTCTTTAATCGTAACCTAACAGCCAACTAGAAACAATTATATGATAGGAGGTTTAAAGATGGCAGCTAGAAAACAAACAGCACAGGGAAGTGTAAGTGGTACAGTTTACAACAGAAGGAAAGTAGATCAGGAGCCTAAGAGCACCTTTGAGGTCAAGAAGAAAGTAGTTGAGATAGAAGTAGACATCAAAGGGTACTCTTTTGTGCTGACAGACGTAGAGGTCAGGCAGCTTCTGAAGATGCTGGTAGATGCTATTCACAAAGAGGGTACACCTAAGCTCGATAGGTTGCCTATGAAAAGAATCAAACGAGAGTTAGCTACGTAAACCTTAAAACAAAAATAGCCCTGAGAGAATCTAACTGGTTCTGTCAGGGCTATTAGTTTTTTACTGAGGACAGTTGGCTATATCTTCACTAGAATATCCATAGTCCTTTGTAAGACAAGCATTGTATTCATCAGGAGTTGCACTCCCTTCTTTGGTTGTTCTACAATCAACTAAATGAATCTGCTCAATCTCACAGGCTGAAGTCTTCCCTTTGCTTTCTGTTCTTCCAGCATCTGCTTTGCTCTTATCATTAGCAACTGCTACTGTGTCATTATCTTCTTTATGCACAGACACTTGGGCATTATCAGATGCAGAAATCTTATCTCCTACCCTCCCCATAACAGAATCTGCAAATCTGACAGCACCAGTGGTTACAATACCGAAGGTGGCTACACTCTTGAGATCCGAAGAGTATTGTCTTTTTGTTATCTCTTCTTCCTTCTTAGCCACTATGTAAGCGTCCCACCCATTAGTCCCTGGTCTACAAACCTCAGACTCCTTCCCCCACACACTCTTAATCATTGACATTGTATCTCTGTGCATAAGAGCGTATGCTTTGTCTTCTTTAGATAAAGACTCGTATTGCTGTCTTTCGGCAGCTTCCTTTTCTTTCATCCACTCGTAGCACTTATTGATTTCTTCTTGATTTGGATTCATAGAGACACCAGCAGCAGATGAGAACTCTTGTGGTGTTCCAACAGAAACACACCCACCAGTTCCGAAAAGGAGGAGCAGTGAGAGTGCTATCAGGGGTATTAGTTTTTTCATAGTTTTCTATTTGGTTGATATTAGTTTCAAAATCAGTCAGCCGCGTTTCAAAAGTTTTCGCCAGATCCTAACATCGCACAGGGCAACTGCGACCATAAAATAATTATCGATATTCTCATGGCTTCAACACCCTGTCGGCTCTGATAATTCCAGTCGCGTCAAGGCCAGGATTCCATATTGCAATCCCCCTATCTCCGAGCCTGGTGTTTGCCGTTGCGGTCAGGGTGGACAGATCGACGGCGGCGTTATTCGTCCACTCAGTAATTCCCTGGAAACTCGGCCCCAGCGGAGCGGTCACGGTCAGCGCTGGGTATTCGGTGCCTGCGGTTACTATGAGGTCACGGCGGAGTGGGCCAGGATACATGAGCGGTTGCCAGAATACATCCCCGACCATATCTGACCAAATTGTTGCGATTGCATCGGCCACCAGTCTGGCAGCAAATGCGTAGCCAGCATCACTATAATGTAGCCCGTCTACGCTCGCATATGCGGTAGCCAAGTTATCTGTGCCAGTTGCCACCATTTCCGGGTAAACATCCAGAACGGTTATTCCATTCTCTGACCCATAGGATAATAGCCAGCTATTATAGGATTCCGTTGCAGATTGCCCAGCCTCAGACCACCATTCTGACGAGCCGAATGGGGAAATCGTGACCAGAACCATATCAATATTTGCCGCTGTAGCCAGAGCAACAATGGCCTCGATATTTTCGGCCATTGTGCTAACCGGGACACCGGTCAAAATATCATTTATGCCAATTGGCATAAAACAGACATCGGGATCAATGGCAACCACATCTGCATTAAACCTAGCCAATACCTGAGCGGTAGTGTTGCCGTTTATACCAGCGCCGATACAATACGTATCTGGAAAATATTGTCTTAAATATGGTATTTGCGCGTTAGTCAAACTGTGCCCAATACCGCAAATCACACCTCCCTGAGCATTAATATTTGATGTGCGAGCAGGCACCCTAGCAGCAGGCGTTTTGGGTGGTGCGTAGCCATGGCCGGAAGATGTGCCGCTACACAGATGGATGTTTTTAATCAGGCACCCACTCCCGATGCCAGACAGATACGCAGATCCAGGCCAAATAAAAAATCTAACGGTGGATGTCCCGATAATGAAATCAGTTCGGGTGATCTCGACAACGGTGTCCACTGTTTCAGATAATCCTGTTATTTCTGGAGCACCCGTGCCATTATGTTTTTCTGCCGTGCCTGGCCCAGAAACAATAGTGATGTCCTGATTTTCATATGATTCTGTCCAGCCGATATTGACAGGATTTTCCTGTCCAGGCAGCGCGCGCAATGTGGCTCTGACGGTATAATCTGTGCGCGTGGCGAGATCATCAGGGATTAGTACGAGAGATGATATTCCGATGGCCCAATGAGCACTGACTAGATGGGTTAATGTCCAAAATCCATCAACCGTTTCAGCCACCCCCACCTCATCTGTAGCTACGGGGCCAGCATCGCACAGGTTTTCCCGCATAGAGTAACCTGTATCATTTATGTAGTCGGTCCCGGTGCCGTCCAATCGCTCAGTGATCGTCGTAGTCGTTAGCGCAGTGAGGTGATGCTCGTTCCCAGATGCGTCATACTCGATGGTTTTTCCAACGTTGATCCCCGGCCAGTAGGCCCACAGAACCCCGGCGCGATGCACGTAAATGTCCCATCCGTCAAAATCAGCGCCAAATGTCAGTGTGCCATCAACGGCGCAGGTCGGCACATCCCCTGTCGAGGTGATGGTATCGGTGGTGAGTAGGCCGGTGACGGTCGCAGATCCAGCCCCGACAAATCCGGAGCCTTTGACCTGCTGCATTGTTGCGTGGGCGTTTGCCGGGATTGATGATCGCAGTACGGTTAATTCGCCGATAGTGCCAGTCAAATCTGGTATCATATCCTTAAATACTAACCCACCTGACGGCAGTCTCAGCCCCCCACCTGTCAGCACCCTTCGAAATAAATTCCTATAAGTTTTTCTATTGCTCATAGTTAATCAATAAGGTAAAGAATTACTTTTACCTTTGCAGAGTTAGTTGTGTTTCCAGTTACAGTAATAGAACCTCCACCAACTACAGCCACATTAGCATCTAACAGTCCCCTGCCAGTACTTGCAGTGATAGGACCAACAGTATGTATAGTTAATCCATACCCATCTTTAGTTAAACATGTAAGACTATTAGGTGGTGTGGTTCCATCGAACACAACACTAATATCAGATATCATTCCTGCAAAATCAGATGGTAAGCTATACACAGGGAAGAGTGCATCGGATGCATCAGCAGTTAGAGATACTTCCCAAGCTTTTGTATAGCTAAGTGTCCTATCTACAGTTCCTGTAATTAGTTTTCCTACAGCAGTTCCTGCCATTTATTATCTCTCCTTATAAGAAGCACCCTAATAAATTCTACTAGGGTGCTATCATATTTTTACAGTTCTTTAGGTTCTTCTATACTAACAGCACCTGTCATCTCTCTTAACTCTTCAAGCGTAATACCTTTCTCTTCTTGCTCTGCAATCAGCAAGTCTAATAGGGCTATAGCCCCTATAGTTTGATGGTACACAGAGAAAGCATTATCTCTTTGAGCTATAAGGTTCTGACGTTCTTTCTTAAGATCCATTAACTTTCAGTCCTATTAGTAGAGGCATTTGTAACCATAAGATAATAAGGAGTCCCACCCTCAGTAACTATCTTAATAGAGTGAGTCATAGACTCGGTAGTATGAGCGCAGAACAACCCACCAGCCTCAGCGGCTACATTAGGCACACGCATAAGGTTATTAGACTTCTTAGTATTCGTGTTAGTGAAACGTAAGAATGCGAAGTTAGTTGGTACAGTTACTGCCGTGTCAAAATCAGTATCAACTTGGATAACAGCACAAGTACCCCCAATATTAGTAGATGCAGCAGCTATACCGAAAGTAGCTCGAAGTGCATTAGCGGCACCACTGACAGCAGCGCTAGCACCAGCAGTGCCGAAAGAAATATGAGCACCATTTACAGTACCACCAGTAGCTACGGATACGTTATTAACAGTAGCCATAGTTCTAAATGCTTCACCAGAACCACCAGCACCTGAGAAGTACAATCTCAAGTACTCCCCTCTCATATCTCCGGTAGTGTGGGTAGAGTCTAGGTAATATTCTTTTGCATTATCAGCAGTAGCCCCAAGAGCATATGCAGATCCAGAAGCACCACAACCAATCAGAAGACCGGAGTGTGCATCTTTAATTGTAATAGCACCTTCCGTAGTTATATTTCTAAGACCTGTGATATCTTTATTAGCATCTACAACAACACCCTTAGACGCTGCTACAGTTCCCGCCGTAACATTATCAAGTACATTCAACTCAGCAGCACTGGCGGTTGTAGTAGTACCAGCAGTGGCATAAAGCTCAGTGAAGTTATCATTGATCTTCTTACGGTCGCTAGAGTTGATGCTTACAGATTTCAATACTTGTTTCGCCATTTTAAAATTCCCCTTCAATAAGATTTATTCTACTGCTTTTTCATTCGGCTATCAGTCTAATAGCCCCCACCTAATAGAGACAGCCCCTATTAGATATTATTTGACTCCTGCCTGTCTGGAGCCTATCGTGTCTATTTGGTAGTGTATGTCAAACTCCTTAACTAATACATCCCCTATCAGCACATTATCTTCCCTGTATAACTGCACATCCATTAGCCAAGATAACCCGGTTATACTTGTTCCACTTATACTTGGAAATAATAACTTATTCTGAATAGTTCCTGAAGTATATGTAAATACCGTGTCTGTTGACGTTATAGTTGTGAAAGAAGGTACAGCACTTCCTAGTGTATACATTCGGTACTTCACCTTGAACACTGGGAGTGTAGATGAGGTCTGAATGAAATGTAAGTGAGGGTGCAGATCAGTACCTAGCTTGTAACAGTGTGGTAGTTGAATAATAAAATACACTATCTCTGTTGGATCATTCTGCGGAAACAGAAGACCATTATCCGTATAGTCATAATCTGGCTTACCTAGAGCACCAACCCTAGTTCTTTCTACAGGAACTCTGAGATCATCCCAAACAGGTTCTTGTAGAACAGCAGTCTTATTAGTTCCACAATCTATAGTTAGATCACCTACTGATTCTACTTCCTCAGTAATTATCTTTTGACTTCCAAGGTTTACAGCACTAGTAGCTCCAGTATAAGGAACTTTATCGGAATACAGATCCTTAAAGTTCTCGTTGATTACTTTACGATCTAAGATATTGATACCAGTGGATTTTAAGAATCTTTGTGTCATGCAAACTTACCGAATAGCCACATAACTATTGGAGATATAAACACTAAGAACCCACATATAGTTGTGGCTTTAATTACGAACTTAGAGTTCTCATTTGTTACCTTATCTTGTGTTGAGTTATAGTCCTTTAGCTCCTTTAGCATCTTAGCTACGTTCTCATTGAACCTTTGAAGTTCTAAGATATTCTCAGAGAGTCTTGCTAACATCTCTCTTTGATCTTGTTGATGGTCTGTTAGTTTACTTGTAGTATCTCTCAGTTCTTTTATCATTTCTATTGAGTACTCATGTGCTTCACATTTAGACACCATTGTTATCCCCTTAGAGCTAGGCATCTCTATATGCCTCTAGAAAGCTCACAATTGACCTGTATTGAAAATCTACTAGTACCCTAGTAGGGTAGGATAGGTTGTACTAGAAATTCAAATACAGGCCATCCTAGACACTTTTCTATGTGTCTGCCATTTCCCTCGCTCGTTTGTATTTCAGATAGGGCTTCCAGCCCCCGACAGTAACTCCTAGCCAATACACCAGACCAACTAGTGGGTGTCCTTTCTTCGAGATGCACCAAGCAAGTCTAGCATCTGCTGTCCACTTACCTTCACCCTCTACGTAGTCGTAGTCATGACGTACACAACAGTCATGCCAGTTACCTTCTGGAGATGAAGAACACTCCCAATCTGTTAACTTCTTGAGTTGACTAATTATTTCCTCTTTTGTAGCCATACAGTATCCTTATAGTATATACTAATAGTATATCTAATAGGCTATTAGATGTCTAATAGCCTATCAGCCTATTAGGATAAGTTAAATAATTAATATACTATATACTAATAGTATACCTAATAGGCTATCAGCCTAATAGAATATTAATAAATTAATATTTATATTTATCTATTAGGCTATTAGATCCTATTTGTTCTCTCTCCTCTTAGCCTGTAAGAGACTCTTTGTTGTTATAGGTTCCTTCTTGTTTCTCCTAGCCCACTGATTGTATTCTCTTATCTCTTTAGAGTACTTAGAGATACTATCACCACTCTTAAAGCCATCTACTATTCTTTTCTTTAACTTCCTATTATCACTCTCTTCAGGTTTATCAGCGAACCAATTGTATGGTAACTTACCCCAAGGAAGATTCTGGACTGTCTTCCAATCAGGATCTCCTTTGAAGGTATTGTAGATATCTGACAGTGGATCATCTACCAGTCCTGTAGGTGGTATTAAGATATCCTTAATCATAGTCTCAAAGAAACCTTTTTGAAATCCTTGATCTAAGGTGTACCTACTCATGAAAGCTATCTTAAGGAGGTTGTTATGTACATTATCAGAGAAGCTATTAGCACTCTTACCAAGCAAGAAGTCTTTTAACTCATCAGCACTAGCACCTGCTATTACCATCATAGTTATTAACTTACCTGTTTGAATAGCTGCTGTTCTTCTTTCACCATTATCCTTAGCTGACTTCCACTTATAGACAGATTCTCTGTAGATATTATTAAGAGCTTTGATATTGTAACTCTTAAGTGCATACCATATCCTACCATTACCACCAGTAAGATACTTAGTTGGCATCTCCATTAGGCTAATAGGCTGCCAGTCTGATAGTTCATTAAAGACAAAGAATCTAGATAACTCAGAGTTCTTACCTTCCTGAATATCCTTATAGGTTCTTTCAGTATCCTCTCCAAGTATGTACTCATATTCCTTCTTGAAGTCTTTCAGCTTAAGTTCTTTAGCCCTCATAAGAGAAGCATTGATAGAGATGTTCTTAGCAAAAAGATCCATGTACTTTAAGCCTGATAGGGTGAGAATATTATCTAACCACTTAGCTGTACCCTCTGTTTGAAACTCCTTCATAGAGTGCTCTAAGTCTAGATCTTCTGCTCTTATAATCCTATCACCAAACATAGCCCTAATAGTGTTCTTAGGGCCACTTCTAAATACTGTGAATGCAAAGTCACCTATTTGCGTAATAGCACTAGTAGGACTACCAAGAGATGACATAAGAGATATATTTCTAAGTGTAGCCCAAGCACCGTTCATTCCTTTCTGAGTTAGTCTGGCTCTAATTACATTCAAAGCTAGACGAGCATCTTTAGGATTCATATTGGGTGCTTCTTTAACTAAGATAGCATCTAGTTTATCGAATGATTTCTCTTTATCTTTCAAGAAGGATTCGATAGATTCTATCTCAGATATTGCTAACTTCTTTGCATCATCTTTCAACTCTTTATTCTCTAACTTCTTGTACAAAGAATCTCTTTTCTTAACTAACTTATTCCTATTGGGGTTATCGGAGAACATCCTATGAGCAGCTATAAGTTCATTGTTCTCATAGATATGATTCAATAGGGCTTCTGGTGTATCTTCATAGAAGTTCTTCCACTCTGAGGATACTACAAGGATCTTTCTCTTCTTACCTGAAGTCTCCTTAAGAAATGCAATAGCAGGAAACCTACCAGTATTGATAAGAGATTTTACTAAGTGTTCTTTATCTTCCTGAGATGCTTTATCTTCAAGCTCATCTAACTCTGCTTGGATCATATTGTACTCAGGATCTTCTTTCATCTTCTTAATAAGACCATCTAGATCCTTTACCCTACGAGGGAAATAACCTTCTATTGCACCGTAGTCATTCAGACCTAATTGCTCTTTAGCCTGGAAGATATCTTTCAATAAAGACTCTACTTGGCTGTAAGATCCTTCCATCTTGTACTTCTTTAAGATCTCATTTCTCTTAGTGATATACTCTGGTTCTGTGTTACTCAGAGTGAGCCACAAGAGGTTTCTGTCATCTAAGGATAGCTTCTTATACTTATCCATGAAGTCTTGTATCTTAGCTCTAGCAGCTACGTTAGACTCTGCTATCTGCATCTCAAAGGTTCTCATGGGCTTGAGCAGTTTAGGGTCTATTCTCCTAAGAACTTCAGATGCAGACTTGACAGTGTCTCTAACTACATCCTTAACCATAGACATGACCTTACCACTAGTAGTCTCTGTCTTTCTCATCTCTTTGGCTCTGTCTTCCCAAGATTTAGTTGACTTTCTTTGCTGCTTTAGTTTAGTAGAGGTTGTAAGGGATGGGCTAACAGTACTATCAGTACTTACAGCACCTTCTTGCATCATAAGCTCTGTACTTAACCTAAGAGACTCATCAAGAGCAGTGTAAGAATCATTAGATAAACCAAGCACTTCTCGCACTAAGTTAACAAACTTATCCCATACAGTTCTGATAGAACCTTTAGGCTTCTCTAGTCTCACACCAGTCAGTGCTTTCTGAAACTCATAGCTGCTGAAAGTCTGTGCTAAGAACTCCTTTTCATTCAGTAAGCCATAGTAAACTTCTGTTGAAAACCTAGTGAACTCCTTATCGAATTGCTCTCTACTCTGATTGATCCTAATGGGGTCAAACTTGTACTTACTTTCAAGCAAAGAGAGTTCTTCAAGGGTTAGTACATCTTTTCTAACAGTATCTAATAGGTCTGTTACCTGCTTCTTGATTGCAGGATTAGCTTCCATCTCTTCTACTGTCAGACCATGGGCTACTTCATGGATGATAGTTTCTTCTAGGCCCTTTGAGTCTTTTCGTGTAGAAAAGTATTCTTTATCTAAGTATATCTTACCCTTAGAGTAATATGCCTTTAAGGATCCAGTAGGTGATGTCTTAATATTCCCTTTACTTTCAGATACATCCACTGCCTTTATATTAGGAAGTTTCTTCTTAGCAACTGAAAGGATATGGTCTATTAAGTTCTTAATATTACTATGAGCTTTAGCACCACCGAGATGCTTATCAGCAAACTCAGATACTCGGAGGAGCTTATCTGCACTGTCAGCTCTCTTAAGGAACTCACGCTTATAGGCTACTGTTTGCTCTGGTGATACGGTGCTGTCAGGGTTGAGAGATGGAGAGGATTCTTTCTTACTCTTAAAGTCACTCATCTTCACTACAACACCAGGGCTACTGATGACCTTATTAGAGTTCACTAAGATGGTATCTCTACTGTCCTTACCGTCCTCTACAACTCTGTAGATAGTTTCTTTAACAGTGTCGTTCTTTCTAGCAATCCCCAATCTTGTTTCATTCTTCTTTAGCAACTCATCGTATCTAGTTGAGTACCAATCTAGACTCTTATTTCCATCTATCTGCTCTTTAGAGGCTTGCTTAGATAGCTCTGATCTTATATCCTTCCAAGTAGAGAATGTAGGAGTATCGACTACACGGACCTTCTTTATAATACCAGTCCTAAGAGTTCCCTTATCATCTCTCCAACTTACCTTCTCACCTTCTACTTTACTGTTATCTCCAAGAGCAGGACTAATAGCTTCTGATTTCTTTATCTTCAAGATGTCTTGCTTTCCAGTCTGCTGAACTTTACTGAGTGTAGGACTAGCAGGTGTGCTTTGTACAACACTCAACTGCTGCTTCATATTTTGCAGTACGCTCTTAGCACCATTCAGCTTCTGAGTTGCTACATTTCTTTCCTTCAGGTTGGTAGTTTGTTTAACTACTTGCTGCAACTCATTGACTTCTTTCTGCTTCTGCATGATCTGAGTAGAGATCTTAGACACTTCTGACTCTTTACTATCAGGTGGAAAGTTCTTATCGATTTCTTTCTGAGCTTCTATCTTTCTCTTAACTTCCCTATCAGTGTTATACTGTGCATCAATTACAGGTTCAGCTACTGGTATGTCTCTTTGAAGAGTGGTTCCTTCTTGATTAGTTGTGAAAGATACATCCCTAAAGTCTTCTTCAGCACTAGGAGGAAAGGCTTCATCTATGGTCTTCTGTGCTTCTATCTTCCTTCTCACTTCAGTATCTGCAAGATACTGAGGGTCACCTTCTACAACACTCGTAGGAATATCTCTAGGAAGTGCTGTAATAGGTTCTTCTGGAGCTACACTAGTTGTATCTACTTCTGGCACTTGAAGATTAATATCAGGTGCTTTAGCATCTTGAGAAGTATCAATACCAACACTCTGAAGAATCTCCTCTGGTCTTTCTGTCAGAACTTTCTTCTGTTCTTCCCTGACAGCCTGAAGAGTGTCTTGCCAATTAGTACTTGGGGTGTCTTCTTTTACTGCTTGTTCTTTCTGCCCATAGATCTTCTCATAGGCTCTAGAAGAACCACCAAATATACCACCTAACAGAGCACCAGCAGCACCAGACTCTAAGAGCCTATTAGCACCTTCTTCCGTAGAGAGAAGATCACCTATAGTAATCTCAGGATCTATACCAGCTTCATGTGCAATGGTAGTTAACTCCTGTCCTACTTCCTGACTAGCCTCTTTAAAAGAAGTAGCAAAGATACTCTTACCTGTTGGTAGCTTACCAGCAAGCATTCTATCTACAGGAGACAGCAATGTGAGTGCAGCACCTACAGCACCAGTAGCGAAAGCAGCAGCAGGGTTAGCCTCATCACCACCTCTCTTCTCGTAGTCGTAGAGGTAAGACTGACCGGCCATTTGACCACCCTCAAAGCCAGCTACACCAAGCATAGCTCCGGTGTCACCAGCAGTCTTCTTGATGGCTGCTTTGTATAACTGATCTTTAGTGAAACCTTCTCCAGCTTCCTGGGTGAGTTCTTTCAGGTTCTTGGTGAATGCTTTATGGGCAAAGTGCTCTACAGTCTTAGAGACTACTGGACTTCCCGATAGGGCTTTAAGTCCAAACCTAGTTGCAATGCCAGAACCTCCACCACCTATCATTGATGGGAGGAAGTCTACAGCAGTCTGTGCTACCCACTGACCAGCCTCTATTGGGTCTGATATCTCAGTGAACTTTACGTTTACTAACTCTTTGTCTGCTGCTTCCTGAAAGAGCTCTTTAGCCCTATTAGCTGTCCAATCCCTAGCCTTCTCTAATCCTACAGTATCTGCTGCTGCACTAGCAAGTCCCCAAAGAGAACCAAATGTTTCTTGGAGTCCAGCTTCAAATCTATCGGCTGGTCTAAATTCCCATTCAGACTCTTCTGATTGCACTTGAGGTGCGTTATCTAAGAAACCCCAATCGAATGCCATTTATTATCACCTACTTTTAATTAGTTCTGCCAGTTTATCATTATAAAATCTATTTGTCATTCCTGGGTATTTCTGACGAAGTTTAGACAATTCAGATTGTTCATCTATAGTATCTCTCTGAGAAAAACTTACAGCCTTTTGTAACATACCAGGTTCGTTTTTTGCTTTCGGTGATTTCAGTAGATCATTATAGACAGACTCGTAAGGAGTACCTTTAGTTTTCTCTCTTATCTCACCTAAAGATAGCTCACCAGACTTGTAGGCATTTTGGATATTGATAGACTGTTGTGGATCAAATACAATCTGCTTTCCCTCTTGCTTCGGTTGTTGTTGTTGACCCTTGCCAGTTGATTGCATGATCTTCTCTAAGTTCATCCTTCCCATTACACCAGCAGCCTCAACATCTGTAAAAGACTGTCCAAACTCTTTCTTAAGTGTCTTCTTGAAGTCTGTTTGCTGATCTTCACTTAGATTCTCATAGTATTGCTTTTGTCCACTTTCAATAGCTAGTCTGGCTTGCTCGACTGGAAACTCTCTTTGATTTGCCTTAACAGATTCTATATAGATCTTTGCCATTTCAGGCTGCACAATGCTCATCTCTATCAGCTTCTTCTCTTCTGGAGACGCACCATTAAACATTTCAGTTGATCTTATTTCTTCTAACTTCTCTGCTCTCTTCTTCTTATCTAAATCAAAAGTTGCATTAGCAATAGCCACTGCTTGGTTCACAGCAGCTCCTTGCTTTATACCAGCTTCTGCTTGCCACATTTTAGTCTTACCAGCAATTGCTTCATCAGAATACTCATCTCTGGCTCTTTGTCTGGCAAGATCATCAGCATATTTAATATCAGCATTACGGTCTTCTTTCTCTATACCGTATCTTTCAATCTGAAACTCATTCTGCTGTCCTTGCCTCTTAGTTGCTAGATCATCAGCATACTGAGTGTTTGCTCTTTGATTCTGCATTCGAAGAGACTCAAGAGACTTTTCTCTTTCATATCTGATAGACGCTTGTTTCTCCTGCCAGTCCATCTTAGATTTTTCATTCAGTAGTTGGCTGTAATCTTGAAGACCACTGCCAAGTCCTGCCATAGCCCCTAGCATACCCATAATTTAGCGCCCTCCTCTTGGCATCCCCTGCTGTTGTTTCTGCATTCGCTGCCTAGCATAGGCTTCCATTGCTGTTAGTTGTCCAGGAGCTTCTGGTAGTCCAGAACGTTTAGTTGCCTCTATCCCTAATGACTTATGTTCCTCTGTCATTAGGGGCTCTACTTTCTTCTGAAGTTCAATAGGATCTAATGACCCATCTTTCAAACCCTTCTCAATGTACATCTGCATGGTGTTCTTCAGAATAGGAGCTACTTGTTCTTCAGACTCTATTTGGAAAGTACCTACAGCATTCCCCATCTCAATTAGATCACCTACAAGAAATTGACTAGCAGCTACAAGAACCTCAAGGGATGGTTTCTTTCCCTTTCCTTTCACTGCTTGTTCCATCTGATCGTTAATCATAAGAGCTACTTGTGGGATTAGCTTCTCAGGATCTCCTCCAGACTTAAGCATAGAGATAACTTGGGGTTGTGTCTTCTGCCCATGAAGAATCTTACTAAGACCCATGACATATGATTGAACTTCTTGTTCAGTTTGAGGGTCTACGGTAGATTCTTGTCCTGTTTGTTGTTCTTCCATTGTACTATTAGGATTGACTGTCTTCATACTTTCCTTTACCTACCATCAAAGAGTTAAGAATATCTTGCATCTTCGCAGATCTTTCATTATACTTGCTGTGTATATCATCCCACTTCTCCTTATGCTGCTGCTTCAACCCTGCAAGAGCACCCTCAGCCTGAGAGATCTGTGCATCATAACCTGCAAGCTCCCCTTTAACTGCACCTAATTGGTTAGCAGCAGAACTAAGTTGACCACTAGCTATTCCTAGCTCTGCTGCTATTTGCGTTTGTGCCTTGTTTCTATATTCAGATTCGAGAGTAGCAGACGAAGACCTAAGGGGTTCATGAACTTCAGCGTTCCTGTAGTTCTTTGCCATTACGTTTAGAACTGTATTATCGTTCTCCCAAGAAGCAAAAAGACCTCTTTGACCTACTAACGTATTAGCAGCGTCTTTCGGGAGATAGTAGGTAGCCTCAATAGTGTCATTCGGTCCTATAACTCTAATAGGTGTTAAAGTGCTTTTGAAACTTCCCCATGCCTTATCAACAGCAGTGTTAAGTTGTGGAAGTTTAGTACCTGCAAGTTGTGACTCCCTAGACCCTAACTCCCCATAAGCTGAGTTTAACTTACCCCTAGCATCAGCAACTCTAGATTCTTGTTCTGCTACTTTAGATCTCCAATCAGCCTCTTCTTTTCTAATCTGATCTGCTGCTGGTCTTGTAGTTGAAATACCAAGATCTTCGTAGTAGTTAATAAAAGATCCTCTACCTATGTGTTGCTCTCTTTGAGGATTATTAGCCGTACGAAGAGCACCTTGTCCGGTATCTACAGTTTCTCTTTGCGATCTTAAACCTGAGTTTCTAATATCCACCATTAGACTACCGCCTGCTGTTGAAGCTGCTGGTCTATAGTCGGATAGAGTGCTTTCTCCTGTTGAGTAACTTGTTGGTCAATACTAGGAGGAGCACCCTTAAGAGTTCCTTTTCTAGCAGCTACAGCATTCTCAATAGCAGATGCTTGTCTTTGTCTCATCTGCTCTGTAAGCTGGTTGTTCACATTATACTGTCTGGTCTGCTCGTCTAGTTGCTCTCTCCCAAGTTTGTATTGGAGTGCTGAATTAGACTTAGAAGTTTCTGATTGCAATGCAGCAATAGACATCTGAGTTCCATTGTTCATGGAGTTTAATCTTTCTTGAAGTTCCCTATTAGCTTGCTGCTGTCTCTCAGCAGCTTCTAGCTCTTTGTTCTTCATATCTTCTAAGGCTGATCCTTCCATTCCCTTACCAGCCATATTAACAAGTGCTGGACCCATACCTGAGAGAAGGCCAGAAGTAGAATCTTTAAGAACACCACCAATAGACGATAATGCACCTCCACCGCCACTAGCACCTGCCCCTCCAGTTACACCAGCAGATCCACCGGCACCTGCTTGAATAGTTCCTTGAGCCGCATTCTCAGAAGCTGATACGGAAGTGGCGAGACCAGAACTAGCACCTGCACCACTAATCCAACCCCCAATACCACCCATTACAGCTCCGCCAACAGCACCAAATAGTATTCCTTTACCTATCGAACCACCAGTAATAGCTGCTGTGAGACCACCAATAGCTGCACCTACAATAGCACCACCAACCATCCCAGCAGCTATTGCACCTAATGTAGTTGCCGTAACTGCGGCTGCTGTAGTTCCACCAATAGCAGCTATAACAGCAGCCCCTATACCTACTACCGCCATATAACATCCTCCTCAGTTACCGCATAAAGAAGTTCTCTTGTAGCTGGCAACTCACATAGTTTTTTAGCACCTATAGACTTCAGAAAGAATCTTAGATCTAATCTCTTCTTATCTATAAAAGCCAAGAAGACTACCATAGGTGTGTTCTCTTTCATCCAGAACCCCGAACTAATAAAGAAATCTTTCATATCTGTATCCCTAGTAGTCCCGAATGTATGTATCTGACACCTGTCAGCACCTATAGGTTCGAATAGGATAGCATGATTATTGTACAAAAACCATTTATGACCTAGCGGGTTTCTATCTACAAGATCATTACGTATCTTCATATACAATGAGTCGCTTTCGCCATACATTGTAGTGGCTAGTTCATATAGCTTTGAAAGATCTAATATAGTGCAAGGCTTATTCATTATTTAGTAATCGTTATAGGCTCTAAGTAAGTGTCTACAAAGTCAGAAAGATCTACACCAGAAGATGCACCAATAAAGTTAATACTATTGGATGCAAGTGTTTGTAATTGAGAGATCGTATTCTGCAATGCAGTTTCACCTAAGTTAAGAAAATCAGGGTCAGTCATAAGATTCTCTACAGAGATCTGATAGTTCTGCATAATACTAGATGCTTGTGTTCTTATACTCGCAGCCTTTTCAGCACTGATACTTTGATTCTGTAGGATGGCTTGATGCTGCCTATCTAAGTCCGATTCAAATGTAGTGTGCTGCTGCTGAAGATCTTGTAGCCACGTCTTAGACTGGTCAGAAGCTCCTTGCATTTTAGAAGTAAATGCATTCTGAATATCCTGTTGTTTCTGCTTGATAGCAGCGTTCTGTTCTGCTAATCCTCCAGATACAATTGCCTCCACTTGTACATTCTGTGCATTATATTCTGCATCTTGCTTTGACTTAGCAAACTGATTGTACATCTGAGCATCCTGTTGGGCTATTGGTAATGCACCTTCTATAGCTGCTCTTCTTCCAAACTCAACTGCTAGCCCACTATTGATCAAACCCCTAGATCCTGCTTTCTCTACAGCCTTTTGTTCTTGCTGTTTTAAGTATGGGCTGTCAGACGCTAGCAGACTCTGTAATTGTCCTGCTACCGTCTGCTTTGCTGTGTCTATGTACGATCCAGAATCCTTGAAGGATATATTATTACTAAGAGCACTACCGACCTTATTAGCATCATAATCTTGGAAATCAGTAGCCCCTCTCTCAGCTTCAGTCTTAGAGATGTCACTATATGCAACTCCTTGAGCTTTAGCTACATCTTGAGCAGACTGAGATATTGTGTTTGGAGTTGTAGTAGTAACAGCCCCTATATTGTCTAAAGCTCCGTTTGCCATTATTCCCCCGCTAAGAATGCTTCTTTAAGAGCTTCTTTCTTTAACTCTCCAGCCTTCCAGTTGTCTTTCTTGAATTGTAAGTATGCTAATGCCAACCCTTGGATACCTGTTTTATTAAGGGTGACTTTCTTATTCTTAACACCATCAGTATCCTTCTCCGCTGTCTTCCACTCCTCTGTAAAGTTTGATGGAAGTAAAGGAAGTACAGAGAAGATACCCTGAATAAACTCAGTGTCTGGATAGTATAGGTTTCCATTAAAGCTAAATGGTTGTTTATCAGCCTCTTCAACCTCACTATCGATTGCTTTTAGATTTTCTTCGAGATTTACTACGTTACTAGTATCCCCTGTTAAAACTAAAGATGGGGTTTGATTGTTCCAACTGATAGAGTAAGTAAAAGACTCATTGAAGCTATTTAGATTACTTTCAAAAAAAACTTCATCCGGTCTTTGTAGCCACCTTCTACTTGAGATAAAAGACGGTACAGTGTCTCCTATGTTTTTATACCAAACTTTTATTATCATTTACGGTAAGCTCCACACTTTAAGATCAGCATACACCTCAGTTCCTTGTGAAATAGCTGTTCCGAAACCATTAGTAACAGCACTTACTGTATAGTGCCTTAATTCTAATTCTGTTTGTACTAATAGGGTTATTTTTCCTGATATTACAGACGGAACATAGGCCAGATTATCAACAGTTCCTTCTAGGATATAAGAACTACCTGTTACATCATATAACCTAAGTTTACTGCCTTGCACGTTAGCACCTAAAGTACCAATACCTTCTATATAGTAAGTACCAGCAGGTAGTGTAACTTTATTGCTTGCAAGAGATGCACCTGATATTTCATTTGTTAATACAGTATTAAGAACCCTAGTGTTTATACCAGCAGAGCTATTAGCCCCATTGGTTCCTTGAGTTCTTTGATCTTGTACGTGGAGCAACTTAATTGACACTTGAACAGGAGCATTAGCTATGACAAACGCAGTAGTTGCTATTTGAGTTGTATTAGTCCCAGGAGAGGCTGTTGGTGCTGCTGGTGTACCTGTAAGTGTTGGAGATGCTAGAGGTGCCTTAAGATCCAGGGCAGATTGTGTAGCAGTACTAACAGGTTTATTAGCATCGCTGGTATCATCTACATTACCAAGACTAACAGTGCTTTTAGTTATAGATATTACAGGATTATGAGGATCTGTATTATCGACACCAGTACCTGTGAGTGTCTGAAGTCCAGCAGATGCTTGAGCCTTTGCAGCCCAATGTTTAGCCGAATACTTGCCAGTGGTTACAGGAACATCTTCTGACTCTTCAGCCCACTGCTCTGCAAGAGCAGCTTTTGTAGTTGCTGTGCTTGCTGCTGTGCTTGCAGTAGAAGCACTACTAGTTGCGCTACTTGCGCTTGCAGTAGCTGAAGCCCTATCAGAACCTGTTTGTACTCTATCAGCAGCGGTTTGGGTTGCATCAGCTTCAGCAGAATCTGCATGACCCTCAGCAATACCAGCCCAATAAGTAGCATCACCGCCTGCTGCAACTATGTCTGCTTCTGCTAATTGGAATGCAGCATCTACTGCACTGTTAATTGAATTAAGGTCATCTGCGTAGGCAATATCACCATCGGAAACTTCCTTTCCACTAGAATTATAATATGTAGAAGCCATAGTTATTTATAGTTGCCTGCCACAAAGTTGAAAATCTGTTATGAGGTTTTGGACTGTATGTTGTCTTTTGTAAGCCTCACTAGTTCTTATAGTTACACTCATATTTGCAGCTAATCCGTTTATAGGATACTTGATCATATTAGTATTCTCAGATCCACTATATCTCATAGTTCCCCACACGCCCTCTCCGTATCTTGCACCAGCACCTGTGAGGTCTATTTGCATAATACCAGATCTCGGTATGTACCCTGATACGTAATCAAAAGAGAATCTAATGTTCACCGTAAGATCACTAATAGATGCTATCTCAAATGTAACTTCTTTAAATCTCTTCCAGTTTCTAGGAGACTTGTAGTGATAGAAAGCTGTACTCATAAGGGTATCAATAGCAACTCCATCAAAAGATGTCCCTATATCCATCTGATATACATAACCATCTGTAGATGTAAAGAAGATAACTATATCTCCATTAGCATCTTCACCTTCTGTAACTGTTAGGACTGGCTTAATGAAATCTATTACTGTTACTCCTCGTAGTTTCTTATTGAGAAATGAGAAGTAAAGAGCACCACCATTAGAGAAGTAAAGTCTATATTGGTTTAAACTACGAGACACAACAGAACAAGCGATAGATTGCTTGTTGTTCTGTAAGGTCTTCTGGACTCTCTGTGAGAGACTATTAGACTTGAAGTCACCAAATTCTTGTGCAGCTTCTAGACTAGTTACGCCCCTATCATCCATAAAAATAACAGTACCGAAGACCCTCTGAGCGGTGTTACTGTATGCGCCTGAAAAGTTTGAGTAAGACTCTACAACGAAATCTTCTGCTGAATATCCGTTTACAATTTTGATAGCTTCGTCGCAGAAGACTATCAGAGTATTCCCAACACTAGCGATAAGATTAGTTATCTCTCTACCCATACCAAACTCACCGGCAGATGTAGTCCAATCTGCAGGATCACCAGCAGTAGAGTACTGTAAAGAACCTCCTACGTACGCCAACCAGAGTCTATCATTATGTGCTATCAGGTTAATTGGTTTGTCATCAGCACCCATACCTGCATTAGAAATAACAGTAACTGTAGTCCCATCAAAAGCCCTGGTAGCGTTCTCTCCGTCTACCCAATACATAGAGAAATCATTAGGATCTCCAGTAAAGTTGTAATTAAAGAACTTATAGTTACCATCAGGTTCTAAAGGATCACCACTAGTGTCTATCTCATCCCAACCAGTTGCAGTGGCTACAAACATTGCTGCTGTAGCTCCTCCCTCTGCATTTCTAAATGCGTATACCTTACCTTCAAATATATGAACACCAAGCACATTACCAGAACCTGGAACTTCAGTAATTAGTTCTCTAGCTGCATCTTGATCTACATGATCGTCATCAGTAGCTCCGATAGAAGATGGTTTCTCTGTACCATCAAATCTCTCATATCCGGCTACTGAGATGTAACCACCCTGAGATCCCTCGACTAACTGATAGTTATAGCCAGCTATTAACTCTCCACCTTTCAATTCAATGGAACTTACGTTCTCATTGAGACCTCCGTCCATAATAACTGGCTCTGATCGGACAGAGGAGAACCTTAGTCTTCTATTCTTCATTAAGCTATACCAGTTATGATAATATCTTTCTTAGGTAAGTACCTACGCAACAAGGAACCATACAACTTAGCGTGGTCGTAGGAATACTTATCGTACAATTCAGGAGAGCTAATAGCAGCACAATACTTCGCTATAGCCTCATAGACTATCAGGAGATGAAAATGTGATGGCATCTCAGGTACAGAACTGTCAGTAGTTAACGTCTGTGGTTTTTTCTGATAATCTAACGTGATAGTATAGATGCTATCAGGTCTATTAATACAGATAGCATCGTCTTGTGGCCTGATAGTAAACTCACTTATTTTTTGATTAACCGAATCGTTTATGTGACGATAAGTGAAAGTATCATAGTCAACATAGTTATCTAAATACTTACTAGATGTGCCATCTGAGAAGTAGAAAGAACCTTTCTTCCACCTACCAAGCCTATGTGAAGATGTACCAAATATTGTAGAAGGCAGATACGTAGTAGTTCCTACAACGGTATTGAATGAAACTCTATCTCTCAACCATACCCAATCTTCTCTAGCATTCTGAATGTCTGTATAAGCATCAGATACCACATTAACTAGATCAACTTCAGCCCCCATAGCACCTGAAATAGAGGCTGGACCTGTACCTGACATTCCTACTCGGCTTCTAACAGCCCTTACAAGTTCTATGAAGGTCATCTATATTACTCTTTCTTTGCTGATTTGGGTGCGTATTTAACTACAGGTCTTGAAGTATGAACCTCTGGTTTCTCTTCGTTCAGGTTGAGTTCTTCGAGCACTGATGGTTTCTCAGGTACAACTGTCTCCCATTCACCTGGCTCTTTACGCAACTTGATCTCTCCGATTACGTAGATACCACCATTCTTAATGTTTCTTACAGTGAACATCTTTTCATTTCGCATACTTGTTTATTTCCTTTAGATATAAGAAAGGGTCTATCAGTTTCTGATAGAACCTAATAGACCCTTTAGTTTAAGTTAAAGTGCAAAGCACTGTTGAGCGAACGTTAGTGAGCGAATTAGCCAGCAATGATAACACTCTCTACAAGTGCTACTGGCTGAATTACTTCACGACCGTAGACCGAAAGTCCTCGCATATACTGACCGAAACTATCAGGAATCATTAAAGATTCGGTCTTGGTTAATTGCAGTGCGAAGGTAATAGCCTCTTTAGTTCCTGCAAGCGCATAAAACAACTCAGCAGTACCCTCAGTTGCATGATAGAGGTTATTAGTTTGAATGACCTTCATCCTGTCAATCATACCTACCACTCCTGTTCGAAGAACACCAGTAGAATCCCCGGTAATATCAGCAGACTTAAGGTCACCTTTCTTCAGTCGAGCCACAGCCCAAGCTGGCAAAAGAACCCAACGATTCTCACTTGGGATATTTTGCTCATCAAGTACAACGTTCATATCAACAATAAGATCCGTTGCATTGTCAGAGGTAAGAGACACTGCATTAGATCCATTAGAACCACCAGCAGCACCGAGTGCAATGTTAGACAGAACACCAGCGGTATTACCACGGTTGTTACTGTCAGCTTTGCCAACTACATAAGACAGTACATCAGCATCAATAGCAATCTTCAGACGCTCACCAGCATCGGCAGCAAACTTATTCATCAGATCGAGATCAGTTTGAACTGCGTCAATGTCGTCGATTTTAAAAGACCAGCTCTTAGCTTCAGTGATGTTAAGGGTCTTGTTTGCTTTCTCAGGAACTTCGTAAGAAAGCGTACCACCGACAGTGTAATCGCTGATGGTGATAGCAGGGATAGTACGGATAAGTACCTGATCTCCCTGACCTTTGCATAAATCTTAAAGATTTCGGACTATTACTTATCCTTTCGGATACTCTCTGTTTAGTCTCTGCTGCTTGCGTATATTATGTAATTCAAGTATATCTTGTATTAGTGAGTATTTCTTTTCGTGCATTATATAGGATCTTATTTTCTCCAGAAATGGCACAGCAAATGAAGCGTCCCCATATCCAAGATTTCTTTCCCAATCGCACCAAGATCTTATAGAATAAATATTCCCCTTGAAGTCTCTTTTAAATAACTCTAATAAATGCTTATCATCAGCACTCTGAGTAATTTTTAACCTCATTTCGTAGAAATCTTTATTCTCTCTTTTACTCAACTTTATACATCCATTTCCAGCTATAACACCTGCAACATAAGACCAAGATAAGTGCTTTGGCATTTTTAACCATCTACTGTTTTTTCTTGAACACTGACAATAAGCCTTTAGTTCTTCGATAATATTTTGTGAAATATCTTCAACATCTTTATGTTGATCTGATATCCATATCATATTATCAAGATGTGTAGCTTTTAATCTCATATGCTTTCCAATCCTGTTGAAAAGTATACGAGTTTCTTTGTCCCTCATAGTCCAAGTACAGGTAGAAGAGGTATTCTCACCGTCTTCTATTTTGTAGTACAAAGATCCAATATTATAAAAATCTCTTAAGGATCTTATTACTTCAAAATCTTGATCGTTAGTTGCAGATTGTGTTAAACTTAATGTTACACTTACTCGTTGTTTTTCTGAAGTTCTAGTCTTGTAGAAGAATAGAGAAACACAACCATCAGTATCTACAAGACCTGCTAGATATTTGTTTAGTTGTTCTGAATGCACTCTGTTCTTTTTCAATTGACCGCTCAGAAGTTTATAAGCAAGTGTTGATGTGTTATACTTTGAAAAATACATAAGTAACTCCTGTGTTAATTTGGAGTCACACATTGCATCGAGTTTTACCTCGTTATTTAAGAGAGTTACGAGACCAAATTAGTTAATCTCGCCTTGATCAATGTGGACTATCATTTTATCTTTCGACTTTAGACCGTTTAGTCTCTGCGGGTGCTAAAAGCTTCCCTCGGATTTTACTCCGTTATTTAGGTCTAATTAAACTGATCATCAAGGTATTTTAATCAGTATTAGCGATCTCTCCAAATACAGTAGACAGATAGAAGTTTTTTAACATCTTCGAGGACCATACAATAGGAGTAAATTTGCTAGTCCCATCAGATGCATAGTCTTTATATCCAGAGGTACGAGTTACGCCATTAGCCATTTTTACTTCTCCTTATAATTTTTATCCGACTATCCTTCCTTCCTGGAAGGCTTTATCGAATTTAGCTTCAATTAGGTTTGCTTCTTTTTCTTTTCCTCTATATTTACCCCTAGTAAGGTCGTTCATAAACTTATTGTACTCTTCGATAGTATAGGTTCTTTTAGTGTCCTTATCCATATCTACAGCAGTGCCTTTAGTCCCGACAGGAGTGACCTTCTTACTAAGGATGTCGTCCTTCTTAGGAGATCTCTGAGCCTTATAGTCCAAATAGAATCCAGCCAGTGCCTTTGCAGATCGTGATTGCACAGCAGACGAAAAGAGTTGCTTACGTGGTACTGAATCTACTTCATCTATTTCTTCAAGATAGTTGATAAACCCCGGATCTACATCTATCTCTTGCCAATCATCCACCAGAGTGCTAAGTTTTACTTTAAGGTGGTTGAAAGATTCCTCTTCAACAGTCTCTTGTTCTTTCTTAAGCTGCTTAATCTTCTCTTGCTTAAGTTGTCGAATCTCTTCTTTCAGTCCTTTCAGATCCTCAGATTCTTCTGATTGGGGTGCAACTTTCTTTACAGCTTTCTTGAAGATATTAATAGCGTCAGATCCAAGAAGATCTTCGTCTTCCTGGGTGAAGATATTATTAAAAGAATCTTCTTTCTTTTGTTTCGAGATCTGCTTCTTGATATCTACCAGTTCAGAAAGAATTACTTCGTTCTTCTCTGTAAGAGACGCTAGATCTGATTTCAAAGCTGCATTGTCTTTACGAAGTTGAAAGATAGTGTTATCAGCAGTAGCCTTAAAGTTAGTGAACCTTTTCTTCCAGTCCTCCTGCGGAGGTTGTTCCTCTTGCTGCTTTACTTCTACAGCAATAGGCTCTGGAATTACTTCTTGTTCAACTACTTCATCCACTACTTGCTCTTCTTCAGCAGATCCAAAGAGTAATTTCTCAGCTTCTTGTTCTTCTTTTGCTAATTTCTCAAAGATCATTAATGTCCTCCAGTGCAATAAGATATATGGTCCCTATTAGTTTCTCTTGGCCTTGAGGAACTAATAGGGGATATTCTATTACAGGTTGTTGGGGTTTTGCTATCTAAGGAATCTCTTAGGCTAGCAGGGTTAAAAGAGTGGAAAGCACTTTAGCTCTCCCTCTAAGTTCTTGAACTTTATCCATCGGAAAGGTGATCAGACTATCTTTAGTAGTCTCCAGATCTTTCCTGATAAGTTCTTTTATAAAAGCCAGATCACCAGACTTTATTCGCTCTTTGTCTGGTGCTTTTAAGTTATCTAAAATCATTGTAAGTTGTTCTCATCCTGTCCATTAGTTTGAACAGACAGAGCAATGTTTTTATTAGTATCTCTATCCTTCTGCGCTGCATCTATTTGAGCCTTAGAAAGTGTAGTAGTACTCTTAGACACTACCTCCTGTAGCTTCTGTTCTAACTCTTTCAGCTTCAGTTGCATCTTACCGAACTCTATCTCAGCTTTCTGTTGCAACTCTTTCTCTTTCAGAAGTGCATTGCGTTGTGAAGCCATCTCAGCTTGTTCTACTTGCATCTGTACTTGCTGTACACCAGCAGAAGTTTGAGCTTGTTTGTTCTGCTGCTCTGCTTGTACTTGCTGCTGCTGTTGGGCTTCTTGCTGTTTTAACTTACGCTTCAATTCAATACGAGAAGGTACGATATTAGTACCTAGTCCAAGAGATGCTGCCATCTCTCTAAGTATCTCAGCAAGCCCCTCTACACCAACTATCTGGAGATAAGTCTGATTACCAAGGATCTGTAAGAACTCATTACGCCTCATCTCCTGAGCACCTTTCATTGTAAGTGCCTGGGAGCCTTTAGCTATAACTTGAATATCACCAGAGAACTGAAGATCCTGATTGGTGATCATATTCCAGTAGAATTGATATTCTACACGTGGCTTAATCAGACCATCGTCTATGTGCCTAATAGCGTCTTTAATACCCTTAGAGGCTGACTCAAGCAACATAGACAAACCACTAGCAGTTGTAGCTGCACCACCACTTCTTTCATTTCCATAGGCATATCTCGGAATACTAGTCGCATCATCTGCTCTTAGTTCAAACTCTTTGTATACTGCCAGCAACTCCGAAGCATTGCTCGATGGTTGCCAGAATTGAACAGCCCTTCCACCAGCACCTGTAGGGTCTGTAGTTACCTGCCACATCTTGAAGGGGTAGATACTCTCAAGTTCTTCATCTGCTGCTAGACGATCTATATAGACCTCTATTTGAGGGCCAGCAGCAATACCCATGTTATTACTAAGTGCTCTGGCAGTTGCATTACATATACGCTGAATGTCTCTCATCAACTCTGGTAAGGAACGACCCCACCAGGAACCTGGGATATTCTGGAAGCAAGCCTTGTAGTATGGCCTGCGAAGAAGAGGGTCATCGTTGATCATGCACTTAATTACACGATCACCCACAAGGATAGCCTCTACTTCAAACTCTTTATTTGTATCTTCACCGATCTCTGAATTAGGTACTCCCCAATCAGATAACAGACTATGTGGAGCTGAACCAAAGAAATGAATACCATGATAGACATCCCTATTAGCTGCATAGGTATCCCCTCTGTATTCCTCTATTGCTTTCTCTTCTTCGATCTCAGAGTCTAATAGGTCAGGTGAGTTACCTAATGGTGTATTATCAAGAAGCTCTCTGATGTATTCTTCTGAGTATCCTTCTACACCTATTAGCCCATACAAGTCCTTACGAGATAATCTTATGTGCTCACAGAGATCACCCTCATCTATCTTGGTTGCTGATGGGGATGGGTAGATATCCAGTGGGGCTACTCGTCTGTTTAAGTAGCAGTACTCTTCAGACACTAAAGGTTTCCCCTTGTCCCAAGTCATTTTCTTCTTCTTGGTGATAATTGGACCCTTCATAATAGCTGCCTGGAAGACACAGAAGTCTTCTATAAACTCTGATAGGGCTTCTTCCCAATCACCTTCATCTAATTGGTCAGCTACGATATCTTCAAACTTCTTTACTTCAGTTTCTGCTAGCTTATAGATCTCATCGGCTATAGCTTCTTCTATATCTATCCTAAGTTGATTGAGTTCTTGTACACCAGCAGCAGCACCCTCTAAGGAGCCATCACCACTCTCTTTTAACTCAGAGGCCATCTGCTCTATTCGTTGTCTAATAGTGCTAGATACTTCTTCTGGAAGGTCAGGAACTGTAGTTGGCGAAAAGGACCAAGCCTTTTCTTTAGCTGACATAAGAATATCTCTTATCCAAGACATTGCAGCCCTACATTTCGTAGGTGTCAGGTTCATATAGATCTGAGAGCCACCAGTTGCCTTGATCTTACTAAGATCTTCAGGGTCATATCGACCATTGTAGGCTCTTAGTGATTGAAGTAGCTTCTCTTCTATACCTGATGTCTGTCTAGCGTCTTTGTTTCTCTGAAACACGCTCATAATATGAGAAGTTAAAGAAGATTGGAGCCTTTCATGGTCTATTTCTTTCTCTAATTCCTCTCGTTCTTTGAGGAATGCATCTTCCATTGCCATAACTTCACTGGCAGATGCTATTAGCACTCCTGGTTTGTCATTAACTGTATCCACCTCGATTCACTCCTTCGGAGTTCAAAAGCCTATCGGCTTATACGTTATAGTTTAGTAACTTCCTCTCTAACCTTCGGCTTCTTAAGTGTGGTTCATCTCTATTAGAGTTCCAAAGAACAAAATCTCTATGCCACTTAGAGTCGATTAGTTCCCTAGCAGCTTCTTTTATCCTGCCTTTTGACATATATAAGATAAACTTCTTGAACTTCTGTAGCCTAGTTAGTCCTAAGTTGAATACTAATTCTATTAGCACCTCTTTCTCTGTGTCTGTAGGCTTATAAGGCCACTCAAAAATTAACCAATCAGTATCTTGAGTTGCAATAGAGAGGTCATTAGCTAGTTGCTTAGTCCAGTACTCTCTCTTTTCCTTCTTAGACCACTTAGGGTTGAAGAAAGACCAGTCTTTAGGCAGCATCATGTGACCATAACCACCTGTCCAGATACCTTTAGTATCCTTATAGGGGTCTGATCGGTATCCTTCAGAAGCTATTATGTCGTCTATTAGACTCATCTTTAGCACCTATATCGGTATAATCACGCAAGTGATTTTGAGCGAACGTTAGTGAGCGATTAGACCCACATGAACCTTGCAGTTTTAATAGGACGCTTAGTGAAATGTCTGGATTTCCCTTCGTAGACAGCATCTGCAAATGTCAACGAGAGTGAATCAGCGATATCAGGTGACTCGTAGCCTAGTTTTTTTAGATCCTTTTTGGCTAGGAGCTGGATCTGCATTTTGTTCGTATAGAAGAACTCCATGCTGGTCAACTGAGCTGATAAATTAGACTCTCTGTCTCTACTATAAGTGGGTAAACTTGCACCATTCCCTAACCAATCTCTCATTTTACCCCATAATTGGGAGCGTAAATTAGCGTATACATTAGGCTCTGTGCTTTTATTAGATACAATAACCTCTGCAACTGGTAGCTTTAAGTCTTTGCACCTGTCATATGTACCGGCACCTATACCAATAGAGTCAATAAAGATCTTATTGAACTTGTAGATACCATTAAATTCAGCCACCTTAGAGGCCACTTCCATAGTATCTAGACCCTTAAAGCACCTATATTCCAGTACTTTTGGTCCCTGCCTGGCTAAGAGAATAGAAGAGTCGTTTCCGAACCTGGCCACATCTACGCCTCCGAGGACAGGAAAGTTACTATAAGCACTGGGGTGTAGTGGATTATTAATAGCCGCTGTAACAACATCACCTGAAATAAACTGAGCGATACCTACTCGGGGAAAAAGACCCTGTACCCTCATTCGGTACAAGTCGTTATCCTCACCATAAGTTTCTTTCATCTCAGCTATCCACTGCGGATTAACATTCGGTGAATCAAACGCACTAAAGAACAACTTAGTCCAACCCGGAAGATCTCTAGAAAACACTTCAAAGAAGCGTCCCGAGCTACGCACTGGATTACTTACTAATATAAATCTACCACCAACACCAGTACTTAGTGTACCAAGCAAGATATCAAAAACTTCCTCTCCGATACCAGAGGCCTCGTCGCCAATCACACAATACGAGTAACTGTGGCCTCCTTGCAATGATTCTTTGTTCTCTACGCTTGCTGTTACTAGGTTTGCTACGTGCAGGTATTTGCTCGTTCCTTTGTATTCTATCTTCTCTCTAGTTAAAACAAACAGATCTTGAAGTTGTTCTGGCATTCTTCTGTACATCTTAGTTATCTCAGCGTACATAACACGCTGTAACTGAGAGAATGAAGGAGATGTCAGTAAAATCCTACAATCTGGAAGGATCATAAGATACAATAAAGTCATCATAGCTAGACAGCAAGTCTTCCCCGTTCCGGTTGCGGAACTAACAGCAACGCGAGCTGTAGGGTTATCTGCTGCTCTTACCAGTGACTTCTGTTGCTCTGTTAGAGATATATCAAAGATACTCTCTAAAGCCTCTACGTGATCTGCACTCCATACTTCAACTAGGTTGGAGAACTCTTCTTGAGTTAACTTCCTACTCATTGTATTTCTCCAAGTAAGCTATTGCCTTTAAAAGGGTGTCTTTATCTTCCTTAACATAACCAAGAACTAAGTTACACTCATTACAGAGTAACCCCCTAATAGCACATGTCGTATGATTATGGTCAACAGCGTAGAATCGTTTACTATCTGGTTTCACTAAAGAGTCTCCACAAACCTCACAACATCCTTTTTGATTGTTCATCATTTGCACCAACTCATCTTCTGTTAGTTGGTAATTGTGAAGTACATGATTCAATCTAGTCTTTGCCTTAGCACTTGGTGTTGCTTTATATTCTCTACTAACCTTCCGAACCTTCTCTCTGTTTCTATGTGTCCACTCTCTTTTTGCTTGTTGTCTTTTGTAGGAGTTGTCATACTCTCTAGTACACTCTTTGCATTGGGATGCAAATCTAGTTTTCTTTTTATTATTAAAGTAGAAAAACTCATTTGTAATTGGAAGCTCTTTATTACACTTAGTGCAAAACTTATGTCCTTCCTTTGGTATCTTCACATCTGTTTTTATTGGGCATCTACAATTTCTACAAACCGAATCAACACCAAACTTACCTCTGCTTTTTCTATAAAAGTATTCAGTAGTTGCTGGAAACTCTTCTTTACATTTAGTACAAATCTTCGTATCCATTTAGTTCTCCCTTTAAACTCTCCCTTAAAAAGATAAGCTAAAGGAAAAGGATAAGGGAGTTCTCCTCTTGTCGAGTTGCAATCTCTATCCTTTAGCTAACAATCTAATTCAATTCCACAATCTCAGCTTTAGAGGCTCGTTTAAGGATGCGGTCCAAAGCGTCATCCGAGGAAATGTTATCAACAGTTATCTTCTCCTCGAATGCTCCGATAGACTTCCCAAGTAATTCGATACTCTTGAGAAGAGAAGCAGTGCTTCGAGAATCTGAACTATTCCTTAGCTTCTCGACGAGGGCGAGGAGTTCGGCCTGAAGATGTGTCTTACCGTTCTCCATAGTTACAACTAATTTCTTTCTTATCTCATTAAGATAAGCTGCCACATTGGGCTTACGTCTCAAATAAAAAGCCCTTAGCCTGACAGCTTCTTTATAAGTAACAGGGTCTCTTTTATTCAGACCCACATGCAGTCCGGCTTCTTCCACTGCTTGTAACTCATCTCCGTTGTTCACAAATAGTTCACAGAAGATCATCTCTGCATCGGTTAGCACATAGCTATCAGGTTCTGATAGCGCATCAAGAAATGCTTGATTAATTCTAGAAGAGTCGATATGATCAGACTTTAGCTGAAGAAAGACATCAGGTCTTTTCTGAGTGGCTAATAGGGTCTTAGTCTCTCTGACATTCTGAAACTTCTTATAGGTCTCTTGCACAGTAGTCTCGACAGTCTTAACTGAAACCTGATACTTCTCAGCTATGTCATTGTTAGATAACTTACACTGCAAGTAGTCTTCGATTATCTTCCATCGCTTAGCTATATCTAGGCTCTGAGTTGTCTGACGGACTATTGGTTTTAAAGATGTAGTCATGTAAGCTATTGGTATTATTATTTATCTTAATATTAGTAGAAAGAATGATTTTCTTTGGGTGGCTTCTGTGTATCTATATCCATCTATATATGACAAATATGTGATTCTATTAGATATTCTAGGCTATTAGCCTGATAGTCTAATAGACTGGTAGTATACTAGTAGTATACTGATAGTATATCTATTAGTATATAAAAGATACTATTAGGTGCTATCAAGCAACTTACTGTGTTTACTAGGATTTTTAAGATACGATGGGACTCCTGATAGGGGGACTATTAGGTTCTGTAAGTATATGATATGTGGCTGAAAGGGTACACCCCCGCCAGAACCTACCAGGGTGCTAGCAGCACCTGACAGGGGGTACGGGCAGGTGCTAAAAGGCATACCCCCGACAGGCTGAGAGGTGCTGAAAGGCTGTGAGGTGCTAAGAGACAGGCCATTTAGATAGCTGAAAGAAAAATCATTTAGCTGCTGATCCCCAAGCTAATAGCCTGATAGCCTGATAGCCTGATAGCTACGGATAGGTACAGATAGCCTGATAGAATCCTGATAGCCTGATAGCTACAGATAGGTACGGATAGCCTGATAGGTACAGATAGGTACAGATA